TACAGGAGGCATCCACCTGTTCGGGGCGAACAGCCAGATATACTTCAACGGTACGGCTACGAGCAAGCTCGCCCCGGCGTTAGCCCCGGACAGCACGCAGTCCCTTGGCTTCTACTACGACCAGAGCTTTTCGACATGGGGAATGAGCGGCGGGGCGAGGAATGACCGAGTGGTCGCCGGCATCACGAACCCGACACTGGTCGAGGGAGCCGCGACCGGGATGTTCGACATCCGGGTGGGGGATGCCACCGGCTGCGCGGGAGAGGCCACCTACAGCGTGTGGGCCACGGATGGGACCGACCACCAGATCCGTGGCGGGTCAGTCAAGTTCGCCGTGGTCAACAAGGCCAACGCAGAGACCTGCACGCTGAGCGCTTCGGACCAGACCAACGACGGCTCGATTCTGGCAGAGTCGGCCGGCGGCAGCACGCTGACCTACAACCTGACGTGTGTCGCTGGGACCAACCAGGTCACGTTCAAGATCGAGGCGACGTCATCCTTGACGCAGACGCAGCTCAAGGGCTCGTGGGCGGCATTCGCTAACAGCGGGGCAGCGGCTACCGGCTCGTGTGACTTCGTGGGGTACTAGACTTGACGATGGGCCAGGGGGTATGATTGGCCCGTAACGCATTGATGGCTCCACACAGGAGGAGACAATGAGCGGTGATGTGAGTCGGATGTGGGAGCGCGGTACCGACGACCTGGCCCAGGCCGAGGAGTTCTATCTCGGGATCAGGGCCGAGCGCGGCGGCATCCGGTACTTCGTCGACGCGAACACCGGGCTCGACTCGAACGACGGCCTGAGCTGGGAGAGCGCGCTGCTCACGATGAGCGCGGCCTTCGGCAAGATCAACAGCGGCGACACCATCCGGTTCCGGGGCAAGATCAAGGAGCAGTTGACCACCCCGGTCCAGAAGTTCGACGTGACGATCATCGGAGAGGGCAACCGGCCGCGTCACGCCGACGCCGAGCCGGTGGGTGGCCCGCTCGCCGCCAACACCTGGACGACCCCGGCCGCGCCGGCCGCGACCACCGCGCTGGTCAAGGTGATGCAACAGGGCTGGCGGTTCGTGAACGTGCTGTTCGCCGGGCCCACGGACGCCGCGTGCGCCCTGCTGTTCCGCGATGGCGGTGTCGGCAACGCGGAGCGCGACGCGTCGCACGCCGAGTTCATCAACTGTCGGTTCGCGAGCGGCCAGGACGGGATCGAGGACTCGGGTGGCTGCGGCCACGTCGGGATCTACGACTCGTACTTCACCGACCTGACGGGCGTCGCGATCAAGCAGACGGTGGGCGCGGGCATCGGCCAGCCGTACTTCCGGTGGGATGTGCGGGGCAACCGGTTCCAGGACTGTCCGTCGCTGACGACGGCGAAGGCGGCGCAGTTCTTCCGGTTCCTGGACAACACCGTGTCGTTCGCCGGGGCCCCCACGATCGGCTTCGACTTCACGGGCGGCAAGCAGAACATCATCGTCGGGAACGTGTTCAACGTGCTGGCCGCGGACTTCGATCCGGCGGGCGGGTTCACGGGGACCGCGACCGACAACTGGAGCAACACGCTGGAGGACGCGATCGAGACGGGGCTGCCCGCCAACTAAGGCTGAACTCTTGATGGCTCCCTGAGAGGAGGAGACAAGATGGCTCAGTACACGTTCGACTTCATGCGTGGGCTGCTCACGCGGAAGAACGAGAAGGCGCTGTTCCCGAGGTCGAAGGAGCGGACGCTGACGTCCGCCCAGATCCTGACGCTGTTCACGACGCCGGTCACCGTGATCCCCGGGGTCGCCTTCCACGTGGTCGTGATCGACAAGATCTGGCTGCGGAAGCCGGCGGGCGTCGCGTACGCCGGGGCCAACGCCTTCCAGCTCCGGTACAAGGACGGAGCGGGCCAGGTGATCGAGCAGATCGCCAGCGCCTCGTTGCTGAACAGCGTCAGCGAGACGTCGTTCGCGCTCATCGGGATGTTCGACGGGGCGAACGTCTACCGCGAGGTCGACATGGGGAGCGCCGACATCATCGGGCAGCCGGTGGTCGCCAACATCCCGACGGCCAACCCGACGCTCGGTGATCAGCCGGTCCACATGGTGATCGAGTACAAGCTGTTCCCGGCGCGCTTCCAGGTGTACCCGCCGGATCGGTAGACCGCGGCCGGGCCCGCGAGGAGGATTGAATGAGAAGCGGGGAGTCCGTTACCATGATGGCGCTGTCCATGGCGCTGGTGCTTCCGGCGGTCCGCTGTGATCAGCCGGGCCCAGCGCCGTCGCCGCCGCCCACGGCCAGCCCCACGGCAGAGCCCACGCCCAGCCCGAAGCCGACGCCCTGCGTCCCACCGGTCACCGACGATTGGGAGATCCAGCCGGGAACCGGGACGCTGCGGCCGAACGTGAACGTGGCCATAGCCTCGGTCACCGGCTGCGAGATCAACTCCAACTGCCCGCTACCCGTGTCCATGGGCGTGTTCTTCGACAGCGTGATCGCGAAGCTGCTGGAGGACGGGATGTGCGCGGGTCTCGCCAAGCCTGGAGAGGACCAGATCATCGTGGGCCGCACGCGCTGCGGCTGGTACGAGGCGTACCACGTGTTCAACACCGGGGGCAACAAGGTGTCGTGGGCCGGTGGCGGCTACCGCGACGACTGGCGACCGCAGATCTGCGACGAGCCGAGCGCGCCGCCTTCCTCCATCCCCACTCCCATTCCCGCTCCAACTCCGACGCCGGAGAATCCTCCGGCCAGCCCGGGGGCACCGCTGCCCCCGGGCACCTGCCCTCTGGGTCTGGGATTCGGGAAGGTCGAGCTGCACAAGAACAACTCGTTCGCCAACCCCGACGGCAGCCGCGTGTTTGTCGTCGACGTCACGTCGAAGGTCTGCGACCGAGCGTATTGCGACTCAGTGGGCAACCCCAACCAGTGCTGCTCGCCGGGCGGCGGGGACGGCGGTGACGCGGTGTGCGAGGCCCAGCTGTACGGCGTGGCGGGCGACGGCGTGGCGGGTCCCGAGTTCCTGGTGACGGGCACTCCGCGGGCCACCGAGCGCCGCGACCTGACGAAGTTCAAGATCACGACCGACCCCGGGTCGGGGCCGGTCACGGTGGTCGCCTGCGTCCCAAGCCATCCGGCCCTCTGCTCTCCAGCCATCTCGATCCCCTGGTGAGGGAATGACCAAGATCCTGGTCGTCGCGCCGTCCGTGCTGCTCGGTGCCGGCCTGAGCCTCGCATACTTCACGGAGTGGGCGACGGCCGCCGCCCTCGGGCTGGTGTCTCTCGGCCTTGGCTTCTGGTTCCGCGAGGTCCACATCAGAACCCAGAAGATCCCGGGGCTGCTAGAGGACGTGAAGCAATTCAGGACTCAGATCGTGGCGCTACGCGATGCGTACGTCGAGCACCTCAGGAAGGACGAAGAGAGTTTCGGAACAATCCTGCGGAAGCTCGACAGCATCGACCAGAAGCTGCGCTGATGCCAGAGGATCGCCAGCGGCGCAGATCCGGAGACCCGAGCCCAGGGGACTCCCTGTTCAGGAAGCTCAACAAGAACCCGCTGATCGACAAGGCGATCTACGCGCTGGCCACCGTGCTCATCGGGGGTTCAGCCAGCATCGCGACGCACGAGGTGGCGGACGCCAACTCGATCGCCAGGCAGGAGCAGAACCGGGCAGAGGTGCTGAAGCTGCAAGCCGAGCTGGGTGATCTTCGAGCCAAGATGTACGAGCGGGTGCGCAAGGAAGAGGAGGCTCGGGAGGCCATCGAGCGCCATCTGCACGACCGGCTGATCGTGGTCGAGACCAAGATCGGGATGCACTGAGGGAGGCGAGAATGAGTGGACCGATGCCACCGATGCCGACAGTGGGGCCGACCGCCGACAACCGGTTGCCGGCGAACGCCAGTCTCCGCGACGCGATCGACGCGGTGAAGGAGGACCCCGAGGGCGCCTCGGCGCTGATCGCGGTGTCAAGGAACCCGAAGGGCGCCGGGCTCTTCCAACTGGTGCGGGCCGCGAAGTTCGCGTGGGCCGTGCTCAAGGCGCTGATCCGCTGATGGCCCGGTACGTGACGCTCTGGGCGTGCGGCAGACAGGGGCCGTTCGTCGAGGCCCCAGACGCCGAGTCAGCCCAGAGGATCGCGGGGGCCCTGACCAAGGAGCCCAACGGCCGGTGCCGGCTTTCGGTCATCGGGCCGCTGCTGGCCACCGTCGGGTCGCTTGAAGAGGCGAGCCGGCTGATCGAGCTGCTCAACGCAGAGCCGCACGGGGCGAAGGCGCACTGAGCCATGGCCAGGAAGAAGCGCTACACCAGGTACCAGCTATGGGCCCAGCGCCACGTGGGCTCGGCGAAGGTCCCGGTGAGGGTCACGTATGGCGGCTGCTTCAGGCTCCGGTACGTGCCGGACTTCAGAGCCCTCTACTGGACCCGGGGCCTCGCCGAGTACGACCTGATGAGGGTGCTGAGGACTGGTCTAAAGGCAGAGGTCAGGGTGGTGAGGAGGGCAGCGTGAAGCTCAAGGGCCGGAGGTGCTCGACGGGCCATGGGACCGGGCTGATCCAGGAGCAGACGCTCTGGAGGCGCCTGTGGCGGCGCGCCGTGGGCGTCGATGGTCGCATGGGCCAGAGGCCGGTGCGCGTTCGTCTGCGGCTCGGCCTGGAGCGCCAGCCAGCCATGCGAGACCACCGCGGACGCTGCATCCCCCGGAAGACCCAGGCCTACTACCGGGGCAGTCAGGGGCAGGCCCACCGGTTCCACACGGATCTCAAGGGGTTCTGGGAGCGCGTGATGCTGGCGATGGCCAAGCGGCCACTCGGCCAGCTCTTCGCGCCGCCGGGCGAGCGAAAGGACTGAACGCTTAGTCCATGGGCCTAAAATCTTGGGTGAGGGGGAAGGTGATGAGCCAGGTACTGGCGTACGTCGTCAAGCAGATCGCGGAAGGCGCCTACGGCGGGCGGCTGAAGGCAGCCTACTGGTGGCTGGCCGGGAAGAAGACCAAGCTGTCGATCGGCTGCTACGGGGTCTGGCTGGTGCTGTGGAGCGCCTGCCGCTCGCAACTGCCCCCGGAGCTGGTTCACGTGGCCTGTCAGTGGGAGGTCTACGTGTTCGGCGCGGCCAACACGATGCTGGCCATCGGGCTGTTCGACGCCGCCGTGCGCCTGGAGCCGCCCAAGAAGTAGGGGAGACGGGGGGTGCATGAAGGCTCGCTACATCCGAACCGGACGTCCGCGATGTCTACGTCTCCCGTGGCGGTCCCCCCGCCCCATGAACGTACGACACGGCCCGACCAGGCTGGTGTGGAAATGATCTCTCCAGACGTCGGACACCGGACCGTGCTTTGCGAGACAGCCCGCGGGTAGCCGGATGTACATCTGGCTCCGAGATCGCGATCTTGAAGACGTGCCACGGGGCGAGGTCCGCCTCGTGGGCCAGAACGGGCCCGTGGACAGGATCGTGAATCTCCAGGACCCTACGCTGCGCGCAGACCAGTGCGTGGAATGTGGAAAGGCGATGCGACCCGGCGACTGGCCCTGGTGCCCTCATGGGCGCGAGGTCGGCTACGGGTTCCGAGGGGACTTCCGGTGACGGCCGCCTACGTCTTCGGGTGGCGAGAGGCGGTAGGGGACCTGAGACGGATCCACTTCAACAGACGGTCGAGAGGCTCTCGGCGGTACGCGTACATGTGCGGCACGGCCTGGCTTGCCGAGAACCGTAGGCCTCCTTTCGACTCAACGGAAGCGGGGTACATCGACGCCTGGCTCTCGGCGATGGGCACGTGATGGCCAAGCGACACAGCAGCCCGCCGCCGCCCATCGAGCTGACGACAGAGGAGGCGGGATTCGTCCGGGCGATCGTCGCGGACCCCGAGCGCGTGGTGAGCAAGGCGGCCAGGGCCGTCGGCAAACATCCGAGCTGGGGGTACGCCGCGATCAAGCGCCGCTGGATCCGTCAGGAGATCGAGAACATCGTGGGCATCGCGTTCAGCAAGGCGATGAAGCGTGACTCGGGGCGTAGGCGGGACTCGGCCATGGACTACGTGCGGGCGGCGGCGGCCGGCGACCAGACGTTGACCAGGCAGCGGGCCGAGGTGCTCGACATGAGAGGCGAGGCGATCGCCGACGCCTCCGAGGTCATGCGCACGGTGACCAGCCACCTCCGGGCGTCCATGGGCCCGTTCCTCAAGCGCGGGGTGGATCGCGAGATCCAGTTGGACGTGATGGGCGCCGTGGAGGGGGACCCGTCGGTGGCCACCTGGATCAAGAGCATCCAGACCGAGACCACTTACGAGGAGCTGGCGGACGAGAACGACGAGGACGACAAGACCAGACGTCTGCTGCGGCAGAAGGTGAGGCTGGAGATCGTGGACCGGCAGCGGGCGGCGGCCGACATGGCGAGGATCCTCGGGCTGCTCGATGAGCAGAAGCCGCAAGGCAGCCAGTCTCACCTCTGGCAGCGGGTGCTTGAGCAACTGCCGCCGGACACCGTGAAGCAGATTCACTTGGCGCTGCTCAGGGCGAGCGCACCGGCCATCGACGTGAAGGCGCAGACGGCATGAGCGTCGTCTGTACAAAACTGCGAGAAGACGGCTGGCCACTGTGCCCTGGGTGTGGCTCTGACGGGCTGTGGAGCGCGAAGATCCCGGCCCATCCCGGACATATCGACACCTGCCTTAATTGCGGTTGGAAGCCTCCAGACGCAAGCGCGACCCTATGGGTTGAGATTGACGTCAGCGACGTTGACCTTGCAGACGATTCTGGAGAGAAGGAATAGTGAGCACGCCGCTCCCCTCGATCGACCTGCAATCGACCCACGCCCAGGCTGTGCGCTCCGGGGTCACGATCCTGGAGTTCTTCGACTCCCTGCCCTGGCTGATGGGGGCCGCTGACTGGACGGCGTGGCGTGCGTTCCTCGCGGCGGCCTTCGGCCTTCAGATGACGCCCAGGGAACTGGGGCTGTTCCAGAAGTACACCGGGCGCCAGAGGCCGCCGAAGAAGCAGGTCAACGAGCTGTGGTCGATCTGCGGTCGACGCAGCCGAAAGAGCGCGATCGCCGCGGTGATCGGCGTCTACCTCTCCTCGTATCGCGATTACCGGAAGCATCTGGCGCCAGGCGAACGAGCCAGAGCGCTGATCTTGTCGAAGGACAAGGACGATGCCGGGCAGATCCACAACTTCGCGTCGGCCATCCTCCACCAGAACCTACCTCACCTGCTGGAGGACGAGCCGACGCAGGAAGACATCCTGCTCAAGAACCAAACCGAGATGAAGATCCGGGCGTTCTCGCTGACCGCGGGGCGCACCAGGGCGATCATCGTTGGGCTGCTCGACGAGGTTGCGTTCTTCCCGACCGAGGACTCGGCGACCCCGGACATCGACGTGATCCGCGGCATCCGGCCGGCGCTCGCCAACATCCCCGGGTCCATGCTCTGCGGGTTCAGCAGCCCGTTCGGCAAGCAGGGGATCCTCTTCGACCGCTACGAGCAGTACTACGGAGTGGACTCGGACGACGTCCTGGTGTGGAAGGCCCCGACCTTGGCGATGCACGACACGCCGGCCATCCGTCTGTTCGTGGCCAAGGAGTACGAGACGGACGCGACGTCGGCCGAGGCCGAGGTGGGAGCCGAGTTCCGTGCCGTGTCCAAGGACTTCGTGAGCCTAGAGGTGATCCGCGAGTGCACCGACAAAGGTGTGCTGGAGCGGAAGCCGGACGTCGTTCTCGCCAACCGTGCCTGCCACACATATCACGGGTTCGTCGACGTCAGCGGCGGCAGCTCGGACTCGTTCGCCGTGGCCGTCGCCCACTGGGACTTTGAGAGCGACGCTGCGGTGCTCGATGCTCTCCGGGAGTGGAAGCCGGATGCGAAGGTCGGAAGGTTCAGCCCGAAGGCCGCGGTCAAGGACGTTTGCGATCAGCTCAAGAGGTACCGAATCGGGTTCGTGGTCGGCGATCACTACGCTGGCGAATGGCCGAGGGAACGGTTCCGTGAGAATGACATCGGGTACCACGTGTCGGAGCGCGACAAGAGCCAGATCTACCGGGACAGCCTGCCGCTGCTGAACACGCCCCAGTGCCGGCTGCTGGACAACGCGGAACTCGCAGCGCAGCTCAAGTCGCTGGTCCGCAAGATCACGCCACGGGGTCAGGAGGTGATCACCCACCGGAAGGGCGCGCACGACGACGTGGCGAACGCCGCGTGCGGTGCCCTCGTCCTGGCCTACGACTGGGGGAAGAACGCCCCGCGTCGGTCGGGCCCCGAGCGGTACAAGGACACCAACGAGTACTTCGAGCGTGAGATAATCGGGCCCGCGGAGCGCGAGCTGGAAGAGGAGCAGGACTCGTTGCGCGACGGTGGATCGGGGTGGCGCGAATGAGGCGAGAGTCGATCACACTCTTGATCAGGGAGGAGCGGCAGATCGGTGAGGCGCTCTGCGGCGGCGACTCGGCCATCAAGGTGAGTTTGGTGCGTGGGGATCGCGCGTATTACCGGTGGGGGGTGAAATCCGCAGCCGAGATCGAGTGGGGCTGCGAAGCGAAGAACGTTAGGCTGTCCTCGGGCCAGTGTCGAGATCTCGCAGAGACGCTCAACGAGTTGGCCGACGTCTTGGATAGGAGCGAGCAGTGAAGCGAAAGCCGAAGGCCCAAGATTCTCCACCGAGGGGCCCCTATTCCCCGCCGGAGGGATCCTATCCGGGTGAGTTCAGGGGCGTGCCTCCCAAGAAGGCTGAGGAACTTGGGACGTGCGTTCGTTCAGGGAAGACCCTGAATCTACCGGAGGATTTCGGAGGGAGGCCAGATCCAGATCTTGTTCGGCTACTCCGTGAACAGGTCGAGTTCCTGAAGCAGGAGCTGAAGGCGTCTCGCGAATCGGAGCGCGAGATGCGCCGGGAGCTGCTGGCCGCGCTCAGGCCATGGATGCCGCCGCGCGTCGAGGGCCATTCGGTGAATGGCCGGGGCCGGATCGAAGACGAGACCATCGACGGCCCCGTCGGCCACCAGCCGCCGTGGATGCAGGAGTTGTACGCGAGCGGCGCCATGATCCCGCCCGAGGAGACGCTGAACGAAGAGGAGCTGGCGATTCTACGGGGTGCCGAGGAGCGCGATGCGGCGCTGACCATCGAGGACAACGCCAGGTCCGAGGGCTACACCGGAATCCCGTTGACAGAGCATCCGGAACCTGAGAAGGTTCCACCCGAGCGGGAGTGAACGAGTGGCCTACGGCGGGCTGACGTCGGCGTACTCGGTCCACGGGCGACGGCCACAGCTCCCTCCGATCTGCGACCCGGAAGAGATCAAAGACCAGCGGCACGCCTCCCAGATCCGGCAGTACCTGAACTGGTGGTTCCGCTATCGGACGACGAAACGCGCGGAGCTGGAACGCGCCTGGAACCGCGCCCGGCTTTACGACGCGAGCCGCCAATGGAACCAGCCGTACCGCAGGGCGGGCACCGGAGACCGGTACTGGACTGATTGGCAGCCGATGCGCGCGGTGAGCAAGGCCGACCTGTTCCCGCGGCCGGTGCGCAACCACTTCTCGGCCCACGTCCAAGACGAGGTATCGCGGCTCGTCGGCGTCGGACGCAAGCCGTACGTCCGCGTCGATGACCCGGAGAAGGAAGACGGGGCGATCACCGCGAAGCAGGTGCTGCTCGATCGCAACGAGAAGACGGACTGGGATCGGCAGCAGCGGATCGGCTGCTACCACGCCGTGATGTTCGGCCAGTGGATCCACGAATCGTTCCTGGAGTTCAACCGCACCAAGCGAGTCGACGCGCCGCCGACGATGGCCGTGCGCTGTGCGGACTGCGGGTTCATGCTGTCGAGCCCGTTGATCGCGCGTCAGGACGTGGGGCAGTTCCCGGAGGGCGCGGTGCGCACCACGATGCGCCCGGAGTCCGAGGTCTCTGGGACCCCGGAGTACGACCACATGGTCGAGAACTGCCCCAACTGTCGGCAGCCGCTCCGGCCGTGGGGCGACATCCCGCGCGACGTCTGGATGTTCGAAGAGGACTCTCTGGGCCGATCGCTCAAGCAGCGGCAGCCGTACGCCGACGACATGACGGCCAACGTCGCGGCCTACGACTTCTTCCCCGACAACCAGGGAGTCGGCTACACGTCGGCCGCCGAGATGGAGGCCTGGGGCATCCGCCAGCCGCGGGCCGTCAACTGGGTAAAGACCAGGTACCAGAACGCGCAGGACATCAAGACGCTACCCGACGTCGAGGCGTTCGCCCACCACCCGATCCTCGTGTCGTACGGTATGGGCCACTTCACGGCGTCGACCGATGGAATCTGGGACGGATGGGGGATGCTCGATCGCCTGTGCATCAGGCCGTGCGACGAGTACGAGGACGGCCGGATCATCGTGATGTGGGGAGACCGACTGCTCCAGGACGACCGTCTGATGTTCGAGGGCACCGACATCCCACGGCACGAGATCGAGATCGCGCAGTGGGAGTTGCGGGAGAACGAGGTCTGGGGGAAGAGCCTGACCGAGGACATGTTCTCGGCGCAGGACAATATCAATGGGTCGCTCAGCCAGGAGATGAACATCACCCAGAAGTACACCGACCCCAAGATCCTGCTGCACAGCGGCCAAGACCTGAAGTTCCGGGGCGGCGCTGACAGCCAGTACGCCAGCGACATCTGGACGATCAACAACGTGGGGGTGCCCCCGGATATCGCGGCCCAGTACCCCAAGTTCATCGGCGAGAAGAGCCCCAGCAGCGCTCTGGCCAATCGCCAGCAGATGGACATCCAGTACCTGGAGACGGCGAGCGGCGCCCGGGCTCCCGAGGTCGGGAACGTCACCGGGGTCGAGCTGAACTACAGCGCCCTGCTGTTCGCCGCCCAGCGCTCGGCCCAGCGGCGGGAGCCCAGGGTGCGCGGCATCCGCAACCTGAACCGGACCATGTGGCGACATCGGCTGCGGCTGGTCGCCGCCTTCTGGCGCGAGGACCGGCTGATCCACTACCGGAACGACAGCGACAAGTGGGCGGTCAAGCAGGTCCGCGGGTTCATGCTCCGGGATCAGACGGACGTCGCGCTGGAAGACGATCCGGTTGTCGACTCGGCGATCGCGCTCCGCGCGTCGATCGAGCAGGGCATGAACTACGGGACGATCAGGACCATGGCCAACGGCGGGTCGTACGGAGCCGACCAACGGATCAACCGGGCGATCGGGGTGCCCGACGAGCTGAACTCGGAACGCGACCAGCAGGAGGAGCACGCGGTACGCGAGTGGCGCGCGTGGCTCGACGACGAACTGGAGCCGGTGATCGACCAGCAGCATGACGACCAGAAGATTCACTCGGCGCGCCACTCGGCGGACTTCGAGGGCCGCCTGGGGCACGAACTGCGGAGCCATCTATACGAGGAGTACGGCTTGCAGTGGGGCCGCGACGTGTTGCTCGCGACCTGGGAGTGGCAGCGGCTGCTCGGAGATCTCCAGAACATGCGGGCGGCCGTCAACCAGGCGCGCAGTTTCGATCCGCAGAAAGCGATGGCCAGCGGCATGGCCCCGCAACTGATCAGCCAGATGATGGACAAGATCGAGAAGCTGCGGTTGAACCTCATTGGGTTCCCCGCCAGCCTGGAACTCCAGATCTACAACGTGTGGAAGCGGCTGCTCATGGCGACAGGCGACAGCCGGCTGCTCATCCCGCGGACCAGCAGCTTGATCTGGCCGCTTCACGTGCTGATCAGGTTCAAGGTTCACATCCTTGGCCACGTGTTGCTGGCCGCTGGACTCCAGCAGCCGGGGACCATTCCGCAACCGCCGATCGCCGCGCTGCCCGGTGCGCTGCCCGGCCCGCCGCCGGGCGGCCCGGTTGCCGCGGGCATGGTGTCTCCGGTGCCCGCCGCCCAGGAGAGCGCGCTGGAGCAGGGGGCATACGGGGCCCAGGCGGCGGCGGCCGGTGCCCGCCCGTCGCCCACCGGGGCCGGCGCATGATTGGAGTGGCCATGCCAGGGGTAGGCCCGACGATGCACGAGTTCGAGGCCGGGAAGTTGCGCAGCGGCAAGCGGGGTCCGGGGAAGGGGCCAGTCGTCAAGAGCCGGGCTCAGGCGATCGCCATCGGGCTCAGCGAGGATCGGGCAGCGGGCAAGGACGTGCCGCCGCCGCCCAGCGCCATGGGCCAGGCCGTGCGCCGCCGGCTGAAGGCGAAGGGCGCCGAGTGAAGCACTACTGCCATGCGGTCAACTGCCGGCGTAGGGTGCCTGCCAGGTACCTGATGTGCGTCCCGCACTGGCGTCTCGTGCCTCCTGAAGTCAAGACCGTGTGGAGATTGACGGCTGCGGATCTCGATCACGCGACCACCAGAGAGGCCAGGACGTCGGCAATCTCAGCGGCCCGAAGCAATCTGTCGGAGCTACTGCGCATCGTCCAGGAGTTGGAGGCGGCTTGACCGATCGACGGATCGAGTTCATGCTTCGGCTGGACGCGGCGATAGGGAAAGGGGAGTTAGGGCGATGGCCGAGACCGAGACCGAACGCAAGAAGCGCGAGAAGGAGGAGCTGCTCGCGAGCCTGAAGAAGGGGCAGACCGAGGTCTCCGGCGCCACTCGCTCGACCGAGACCTACGCGACCGGCGGCACCCAGGGCGAAAAGCCGTACGCGCAGCGCGAGACGATGACCCGCGTCGAGAAGGCCGAGGAGTCGAAGCCTGGGTTCACGGCCAGTGAAGTGAAGACCGCGCCGCCGCCCAAGGCCAAGAAGAAGTTCTCGGAGATGACCGAGGACGAGCTGTCGAAGTACAAGCCGCAGGGCGCCATCGACAAGGCGCAGTTCGATACGTTCATGCGCCGCAGGAAGGGCGTCGAGAACTCCAGTCCCATGGGCCGCGTCGTCAGCAAGCGGCTGGCCGAGCGCGCCTGATGGCCGACCAGGCGATGAGCACGGAGACCGCCGGGCCCCTGATGAAGGAGTCGTACGCGGGCCGCGCCATGGGGCGCGTCGTCAAGAGGCGCAAGAAGAAGCTGGCCAAGAAAGCGGAGGCAGCCGATGGCGGAAGGTAAGCTCTCGAAGCCGGTGACCAACACCTCGGGCTACGCGGTGTCGAAGCCGGAGAGCGCGATGGGCAAGGTCATCCGCCGCAAGAAGCTGGCGAAGGCCGGGAAGATGCGGCCGGGCACGATCAAGGAGCCGGACATGATGGGCAGCCCCCCGATGAAGGAGTCGCACAAGATGGAGGGAGGCTACTGATGGCCGACGGGTGGCCGACCGTCGTCAGCGGCCAGCCGTACAAGCGGCAGACCGCAGCCCAGTTCTTCGGGGCCCAGCCGAGTCAGCCGGCAGCCGGCGGCGCGGCGCGCCGCCTGCCCCCGGGCCGCAGGCGCACCACGGACCCGGACGAGCAGGGAGCGCCCCCCCCGCAGAGTTCAACGTTTCGCCCGCCGGCCCCCGGGCTCAAGCCGGCTCCCGGCACGCAGTTCCCGTCACCCCTCGACATCGAGGGGCCCAGCGGTCAGCCGACCAGCCCCATGGGAGACGCGGTCCGCAAGCGGCGACGTGGGCTCAGGCCGCCGGAGGGCCCGCCGACCCCGGGGCAGACGGTGCCGACCGCGATTCGCACCACGGTCGGGGCGGCTCGTCAGCCTGCGCCAGCCGGCTGGGAGAACATGAGGCAGCCGGCTGCCGGCTGGGGGAGAACGTACTGAGCGGACGCCGAGTTCCGAACGACTGAAAGCTGAAAGGAACGCCAGATGATCAAGGTCGAGCCGATCGGCGATCGGGTGGTCGCCGAGCGCATAGAGGCGAAGCCGGGCGAAGAGCGTCACGGATCCCTGTACATCCCGGACACCGCGAAGGACGCGCCGCTGCTGGCCAGGGTGGTCGCCGTGGGCCCTGGGCGCACCTCGCAGTGGCCGGGGCAGGCGGCGGTCAACGGCCTGGTGTTCGGCCAGACGCTGATGGGCACGGTCAGCGGTCTGCCGCTGACCATCGAGTTCCAGGGCCAGCCGATGCAGGTGGCGGTCGGCGACCTGGTGATCTACGGCCGGTACAGCGGCGCCGAGATCCCCCTGAACATCAACGGCAAGCTGGAGACCGTGTTCATGCTGCGGCAGGACGAGATCATGGGGATCGTCCGCGGGGTGACCGAGGACCAAGAGCCGAAGCCGGCCACCGAGCAACTGGTCGAGAGTTGAGCATGGCCGTTACTGGGCCGCTGTCGCCCGGCTTCCATCCTGTTCCCGGCGCCTTGGGGCTGGAGTGCGACGAGTGCCAATCCTTCTTCCCGGTTTGGGACACATCGAGGCTGCCGAAGGACCATCCGTATCAACATCGAGCGGGCTGCTCAATCGGAGATCGGGGGCAGCGGAAGAAGGTGCTTCCGGTGGAGCTGCTGTGATCCTCTACTGCCGCCGCCACAACATCCTGCTCTGCGAGAGGCACTCCGATCAATGTTTCGGGGGAGAGCGCTGCGATCCGCAACCATGGGCAGCCCGGTTCGGCTGGGCCTGCTCGGTCTGCGAAGGAGTCATCTCGCCGCGGACCGACCAGAGGACGAAAGAGGAAGCGAGGCTGATCAAGTCGCCATGATCAGAATCCTTCCCTGCCAGAACTGCGGCCACGCCCGGCTCCAGAACGGAGACCCCTACTGGCTGACCAGGTTCCCGGAGATCGGCGCGCAGCGGTACTTCGTGTACGAGTGCCACGGGTGCCGAGGCCAACGCGGTCAGTGGAAACCGCAGTCGGTCACGCTCCACGAGTTCAATGCTCTGCCCGTGGCCAGCGGCGTGCAGCTCGTGGCGCTCGGCATCTCGGGCCAGGTGCTGCGTGACCTGATGGCCGGCGGCAAGATGACGGCCGACGGAGCGATCAAAGAGTACGACAGGCGAGCAGGTATCGGCGTCCAAGGAGGCGAGAGATGAGGAAGATGCTGGCGGTGGCCGCAAGCGTGGCCGCTGCGCTCTGGGCGTGTAGCGAGGCAACGGTCTCGCGACCGACCGTGTCGAACGACGAGCCGAAGCAGGTGCCGACGATCGCCCAGCAGCAGGCGGCCCCACCGCCGCTCGCCGAGGGCGACAGCGGACCCAGGACGTGCAAGGACCGGTTCGCGACCACCGACATCCACGAGGTGCCGGGGGGCGTGGCCGCGTCGTTCACGCTCAGCGGGTGGGATGACGGGAAGCTCCCCGGCTATCACCTCGCGGCGTTCGCGCCGCCAGGCAACGGCCAGGGCGTGCTGAAGGGGGTCGACCGCGGGGACAGCGGACCGTTCCTCATCGGGCTGCCCAAGGCCTGCGGCCCGGTGGTCTACCAGGTAGATCTCGGGTGCGGCTACCAGCCGCCGGCTGACGCCGGGTACAACGGCGGGAGCTGGGCGGCCAGCAAGAACGTGACGGTGGCCGGGGACCCAGAGCGGTGCATCGAGCCCACGCCCACGCCGAGCCCCAGCCCCACGCCGAGCCCGTCGCCCACGCCCACGCCCACGCCTACCCCGACCCCGACCCCGACCCCGAGTCCGTCGCCGACTCCCACTCCGAGCCCGACGCCAACCCCGAGCCCGTCACCGACGCCACCGCCGTGCGAGGTCGACGGGGAGCCGGACGACTGCGCGTGCCTGGACGTGCTGCCCGGGGAGCAGGAGTGCGAGAAGCTCGGGCTCAAGCTGAGGCAGAAGATCGACACGGAGGGGGATCCCGTCCAGGTGACAGCGGCCATGGACGCCGCCGCGGCCCTCGTGAAGGACGGCCGAGGCCAGTGCGCGTCGGGCTACAAGGCGTACCGCATCTACATCGGGGTCGAGCAGGGGGACGTGCTGCTCAAGCCGTCGTGTGGCGGTGCGGTATCTCACGTCACCTACTGCGAGTGCGGCGATCACTGAGAACACGATGCGAGCACTACAACACCCGGAGATCATTCGTCGTCTGACCGAGATGGAGACGGCCGTCCTGCGGGATGGGCACGCCGCGCAGATCGCGGTGACCTTTCACTACCCGTCGGGGCAGGGGATCTCGGAGGGGCGACGTCCGATCGTGAGGATCGTTGGGCCCTCGGTTGACGTGGAGTTCGATGCGGGGGGCTTGACATCCGCCGCGAAGCGGACCTAAACTCAAGACCGGTATGACCGTCCAGAGCCGGAAACGCTGACAGGAACGAACGAATGGCCGACCTGGAAGACGACGCGATCGACAACGACGACCTGACGTCGGGCCCCGGGGAAGACGCACCACAGCCCCCGCAGGCGACCGACGCTGGCCCCAGGGTCGAGCGGCTGCCCAAGCCGCTGGCCAAGGAGCCTCCGACCGGGGAAGTGTCAAAGCCGACCCGGCTGGTGAGCGATCTTCGAACCGAACCCGAAGCGCCACCGACCACGACATCCAAGACGACACCCGAGCCCGCGAAGGCCAGCGAGCCGGACGAGCTGACCAAGCTCCGAGAGCAGCATGTCGCGCTTCAAGAGCGACTGGAGCGCATGGAGCAGGCAGCCAAGCATCCGCGTGAACCCGGGGAGCTTCCGCCTCCCGAAGAGGTGGACCCGGACGACGCCGAGACCGTGCGCGGGATTGCCCGGTCCCTGATGGAGTCGAGAGACGTGGAAGCCGCGCAGTGGAGAGCCGACTATAAGAGGTTCGGAACCGAGCTGACGCCGGTGACGACGGAGTTGGATGAGGTGTCAGGCGACGTGCTGGCCATCGAGCACTCGCTGGACGACAAGAAGCGAGAGTCGCTCGGGCTTCCCGAGCTGGACGAGTTGGCGCGCGACGGGCTGCGCGCCAGGCTGGAAACGCTCAGGTCGCGGCAGGAACGGCTGGGGAATCGCCGGGACCAACTGAAGTCGAAGCGAGAGGCACTCGAAGACCGATACGAGCAGCGGATGCGCGGATGGGTCAACGATGTGCGGCAGACGGCTGCCAACAAGAGGCTCGAAAAGAAGGAATCCGAGTCGCGGGACGCGGAAGAGGTGGCGGCTGACGGCCAGTGGACGGAGTCGTGGGTGGCCGCCAGCAAGAGCCTACCGGAAGACGTCAAGGACGAAGTCGAGACCTATCTGCTCGCGAGGGCAGACGTCGTGTACAACGACCTGGGCCGGACGATTCCGGATCTCAGGGCCTGGATGAGCGAGAAGATCAACAAGCTTCTCGGGGCCAGGAACGTCACGGCGGGCATGAGCGACGTGGAAGTCGCACGGCTTCGTGAGCGAGACGCACGGCAAAACGCGCCCAGGGGCAGAGCGGCGATCGCCGAGCCCGCGCCGACTCGTACGAACGTGACCCCGGAGGAGCGACGGCGAGATGCCGATCGCAGAACCGCTTTGGCCGCGAGGTCGATCAGAGCGGTACCCAGGTAGTTCGTTCCCCGCCCGCCCCGACTGAAAACCAGGGCCCGAAGCTACCGATCCAGTTTCTCTTGATCGGAGGCTTTCAATGGCTGACGCTGCGCAGGACACGACAGCGGTCACCGAGTGGATGCAGGAGACGTACACGAAGAAGGACTTCTTCGATCCGTACCAGGAGTCCTTTACCCCGCTGCTCTCGGACCTGGAGGAGTGCCCGGACGAGCCGGTGAAGGGCAAGCAGTGGAACGTCCCCCTGTACATGGCGACCGGCTGGAACGTGCGGACGGGGGCCGAGGGCGGCCCGCAGGCCGAGGTCGAGTCGGATTCCGTGGTCCAGGGTAAGGTCCGTGCCCACGAGTTCAAGGGCACGGTCAAGCTCACGGAGCTGCTGGAGCGGGTGGGGACGAGCGACGCGCACTTCAACGGCGGCGCGCTCGACCACCAGATGAAGCAGCGGACCATGGAGATGTCGAAGCTGATGCAGATCCACTTCTGGGGGTTCGGCGACGGTCGCCTCGGGGTGGTGGACGAAGCGGTGGTCGCCGGCACCGTGATCAAGCTGCGCCTGCCGAAGGCGTGGACCGCGACGCGCCGGAACATGCGGATCGAGGTCCGGACGACGGCCGGCGTGCTGGAGGGTACCAACCCGCTCAAGATCCTGAAGGTCGATCGGAAGCCCGTGGGCATCAGCGGGGCCGGGGCGTTCAACACGTTCGCCGGTCAGATCACGGTGGACCTGGCGACCACGGTCAGCGCCGGCAGCGTGATCTACTCCAAGGGCGACTACACGTACGCGCCCAACGGCATCGAGGGGCTGGTCACCGACAACACGGTTCAGAACACGTTTCTCACGCTGAACCGCACCACGCACGCCCCCGACCTGAACGCGCAGCGCGACCACGCGAACGGCGTGCCGCGCCCGGTCAGCCAGGAGATCTTGCGGTCGATGTCCGACTCGATCTACTTCGTGGGCCGCGAGATCGACAGCATCCGGTGCAACGCGGGGCAGATCAACAAGGTCGCCAGCCTGTCGGTCAACAACCTCCGGTACAACGTGGTGTCCGGGGGTTACCCCAAGTACATCCAGGGGCACCGCGAGGGCGATCTGCTGTTCGCCTACGACCGGGTGACCGCGACGTTCAAGAAGGACCCGCAGTGCCCGCTGCGCCGGATCTATTTCCTGTCGTTCCGCGACTCGTTCAACAAGCACACGAGCGCGGAGTTGGGGTTCCTGCGTCGGGGTGGCGACATCCTGATGCCGGTCGTCTCCTCGGGCGGCGGCGGGTATGACTACTCGCTCCAGGCCCGGCTGTACGCCGCGAAGAACATCTCGAACTACTTCCCGGGCGGCAACGGCGTGATCGAGGATCTCGAAGACACGTTGGCCGGGGAGTAGCTGCTCTCCGCCCAGCAGCCCGGGGGCCTCACTGGGGCCCCCGGGCCTAACGCTCTCATCATGAAACTCGCGCCCATCTCGCAAGACCTGGTGATCCCGATCACCGGCCGCTGCAACTGGCGGCCGGTTGGCGCCGTGGTCTCGGCGATCCCCGACGTCATGTACCCGAGCGACCCGGCGGTCGTCGACGCGATCCACGAGTTCGACCCACGGGTGGTCCCGCTGACCGTCATCCGGGTGTACCGGACGCCCAGCGGCGGACGCCGGGCGTTCCGGTTCCACGCGATCGGCAGCCACGTGTGGAACCGCACCGAGATGGCTGCGCCGTGGACCAGATCAGTTCTGACCCCCACGTGGCTGGACGACCCGATGCTGAGGCCCACGCAGATGGACCTGCACCTGGAAGATCGGACCACGCGCAGGGGTGATGGGCTGCCCGGGACGTTCCTGCCGTTTGACTGGCGCGTTTACTACGGGCTGCGCTCGATGTACCAGCTGATGACGGTCAGCGAGCTACTGGCGTATCTGGACAAGCACGGGACCCCGGCGCGCGCCGAGGCCAAGATGTTGCAGGCGTCGGAACGGACAGCGGCCATCGCGAAAGCGGCGACGCCGTGGCTCAAAGCGAAACTGGAGTCGATCGCTCAGGCCGACCCAGTGAAGCTCGTGGCCCACCTGAAGGAGAGGGCGGCCGAGCGGGCGACCATGATCTTCCTGAGCAAGCAAAGGGGAATGAACGAATGAGCACCACCCTTCACCAGATGCCGCCGCCGCTACCCAGGGGAGCGGAGGCCGAGCGCCACAACCGCGGCCACCGGATCCCGGTGCGCGGCCGGTACCAGACAGAGCTGGTTTACAACGGGGCGCACATGCAGCGGTCCGTCCAGTTCAGCGGCGACATCTACGATATCCCGCCGTTCGGCACCGCCGAGATCCACCCGCATGGCAGCCCGCAGAAGGACGAAGAGAGCGGGAAGATCATCAGCGGTCCGTGGGTGATCCAGATGTCGAGCCACGAGATCGTGGACGAGCTGTGCAAGGACGAGTGCGAGGGCCGCGCGGGGCTCGTCCACATCCCGCGCGACGCGACCGACGACGAGATCGCGCGGCTCAAGGACCAGGCGAAGAACACGTGGTTCGAGTACTTCGCCACGATGAGCGAGGACGGAATCTCGGATTGGGAGGGGTTCGTCACCAGGTTCCGCGAGGCGCGGCCCGGTGACCTGCCGCCCAGGCGCCCCATGCGCATCAACGCGTTCTACAACTTCCGACGCCTCCGGCGTTCCTCGGCCCTCGGGCGTAAGCAGTTCGTCTGCATGTACTGCGGCGGCGAGTTCGACAAGGAAGCCGAACGCCTGGAGCACATCGAGTTCGACCACCCGAACGCCCCGGAGATCCGCGAGGCCCTGGCGCCCGGCGGGCCGCCGGCCGAGAGCCCGAGAGCCGAGAGCCTCGATCAGTTCCTGGCCGGCCAGGACAAGGACGAGGCACCCGGCCCCAAGGCGCGAAGCTCGCCGCCACCGGCCACGAAGAACGAGCCGCTGACCGACGCCGAGAAGCAGAACCGAGAGCGAGGACGCCAGTTGTTCCAGGAGGCGACCAGGCGGGTCGTCAGCCTGTCGGTGGCCGACGCCAAGGGGCTGCGGTTTGGGGACCCCGAAGTGCTACAGGACGTCGAGAGCCGTGTGGCCGCAGCCGGCCGTCTGGTGAAGCCGAGTCCGGAGAAGAAGGTCAAGGTCAAGTAGCCCGGGAGGTGCTCCGATGCCGGCGTTGGCCAGCACAGCGGCCATGATCGACGCGATCATCTCGGAGCACCACCAGGTGCCTATCGAGAAGATCGGGCCGACGTACGCTCGTCACCGCGCCAGGATCCTGCGCAACATCCAGACGGCGTCCGACGAGTGCTGGGCGATGCGTGACCTGCCGATGCGCTACTTCCGGGAGCTTGGGCTGGCGATCACCGCAGGCGACAAGGACACGGAGATCGACGCCGCCCTGAACTTCGCCAATGAGGGGCGCAACGGCTCGGTGTACATCCCGTCTCTCGACAGGCGTCTGGCGTGGCGCCCGCTGTGGGACATCAACATCCAGCACCAGGCGCAGCCCACGGAGAGCGCGGCGCCCGTCTACTTCTCGACGTGGGCCGAGCTGGGCCAGCGGTTTCTGCGGTTCTTCCCGACCCCGGACCAGGCGTACTTGGTCGACCTGTTCTTCGAGCTGGGGCCACCGGAGCTGACGGACGACGATCCGGGGGGCATCGACGCGTGGCCCGGCCGGTGGTCAGAGCGCCTGGTGATGGTCGGGGCCATCTACTACGAGATGCAGGCGAAGGGCGACATCTCGGCCATGGTCCCACAGCGAGCGAAGTACGACGCCGCGCGCTTCGAGTTCGTGCGCGAGGAGATGCCGGGGGCGAGCGAGCAAGAGACGATGCCCAGGTACCCGGGTAGCGCCAACGTCTGGGAGATCTACTAAGGTGGCTGGCGCCCGGTGGCCGCACCAGCGCGGGCCGCAGACCGAGCCGTTTGAGCGTCGCTATGGGTACCAGGAGGTCCCCGGGCCCGGCGGCGTCAACAGCCTGAAGATCCCGACGGCGCTGGCGCCCCACGAATTCAGGGTGCTGCTGAACGCCAGGTGGGAGGGCGACTCGATCAAGCCGCGGGGCGGGATGCTGTCGATCATCCCGCAGCGCGAGGGCGAGGCGATCCATCCGTGGCAGACGTACGAGGGGAGCCCAACCAGGCTGTACATGCTGGGCCAGGGCTGCCCCGACGCGGACGCCGCGCTTGGGTTCTGCGTGGCGTACTACGACGAGAACCGGGTGCCGGTCGCCGGGCGTGCGACCTGGTACAAGGACGCGGCCAACATCGGGTCGATCGGCGTGTTCGGTGGCCTCCCGCACCTTTCGGTGCAGAACGAGCTGCGGCGGTTCTACGTGACCAACCCCAACTTCGGGGACGAGGTGCTGGGGGACGCAGGGCAGAACCTGGACGTGACGCTGGCCAAGACGACGGCCGGAGACATCATCAGGGCCCTCGTGAGTTTCACTGGGCTGTTCTTCTTGCTCACGGACAACGGGAAGATCTACGCGTGGGACGGCGTGTCGCTGCAACTCGACAAGAGCGGGGTCTCGGACCCGAAGGCCGGGATCGTGCTGAACGGCGAGCTGATGTTCATCATCCACGACGACGGATCAGTCAGCTACCGTGTCCGTGGATCGGTGCCCGGCACGTACACGGTGGCCGCCGCCGCCGGCACCCTGCTCAAGGGGGAGCCGGCTGGCCTCGGGCCGGCAGACATCATCTCGTGGGGACCGAACGGCGGGGCGTCGTTCCGCGACGCCGTGTACCACGCCGAGCCCAGCAACGCGGCCAACCCATTGGCCAGGATCTTCAAGATCGACACGACGGGGGCCACGGTGGCCCACACGATCAACGGCGTGGGAGCCGGCACCCGGTGCAAGACGCTCGTCAACTACCCGGGCCAAGGCCTGTTCTACGCGTGGGGCGAGGTCGACTGGTTGGATCCGGACGCCACGAGCGACCCGAAGATCGGGTTCTACGACGGGACGATGTGGACCGACAATTTCAACGACTTCGACGACAACGCGCCCCCACCGCCGCTCTTGCCAGAGGTCAGCCAGGCGATCGACGCCCTGCTGTTCTACCGCAACCGGATGGCTGTGCTCCCCGGGATGTTCCCGTACGTGAGCAACGACCTGCTGATCGCGAACCCCAACACCTGGCGGATGCTCGCGGACAGCGACGACGGCTGGCGATTTACGTTCGTGAGGCACGCTCTGGTCTTCTGATGCGGATTCTGCTGACGCACACGCCGCAGACGTTTATCTCCACCCTCGGGCCGTCCGCCGGAAGCCCAGTGACCATCGGCCAGGGGGTAAGCCTGCTGTGGCTGGGCTCGAAGTCCAGGGGTCACGTGTACGACGCCGAAGAGATCTTCACGATCAAGATCCCTACCGGGGTGAGCGGAGTGCGCTTCCGCCCTGGGTGGTCCAACGACAACCGGTTCGGAAAGAGCCGGGCGTACGGCGTCGGGGCCACCAGCTCGAACGTCGTGGTCGACGAGCATCTTAGGTGCAACAAGCAGGGAATCCAGCCGCCATACGTCTTGCCCTCGGTCTCGGCCACCGGCAGCGGCCTGATCAACGGGCCGTTCACCACCTACCTACGGTGGTTCGACGCATTCGGCAACCGCTTCTCTTCGTTGAGCGCCCCGGGCCCGCTGGTGACCGCCGTCGACCAGAACTTTCAGTGGTCCAACCTGCCGACCGATCCGCTGGACGACAGCGTGACGCACATCCAGGGGCTGCGCGATGACGGAAGCGGCGTCGCCAGAGTCGCGTGGACCAGGGAACTCGGGGTGACCAGCGTGCTCGACACGGTGGAGACCCTGGCGCTTGGCGAGGCCGCGCCACCGCTGTTCGTGCCGATGCCGCGCGGCAAGCGCAACATGATCTACCACGATCAGCAGTACGTGCTGGGCAGCGACCAGTTTCCGGAGCGCGTGTTCGTCTCGCCGCCGGGCCGCCTTGAGGACTTCGAGGGCACGTTCGTGGCGACCGACGGCGAGCCGGCGGTCGGCTTGTTCCAGGCGAACGACGTGGCGATCTTCGGGTCGTTCGAGAAACTGTATCGGGTGCAGGCGTTCAGCGCCCTTGACTTCAGCCGGGTGATCGAACGACCGGACGCCGGGCTGACGGGGCCCGACGGCGTGGCGAATGCCCATGGCCGGGCGATCGTCCCGCTGAGCACCGGGATCTACCTGTTTGACGGCACGTGGCACCCGATCCTTCACGAGCGCGAAGAGGAGTGGCGCGAAGAGCTGAAGAAGTACCAGAGCGAATACTTCCAGGCCCAGGGGTTCTTCGACCAGGTGGAGAACGTCTACACGTTTGGCCCCGTGCCACACTCGAAGCTCGGAGACCGTGTGTGGTGGGTGCTCCACTGCATGGACCTGTTCCCGGAGGTCGGTGGCGGTGCGTACAACGCGCCGTGGGCCAACGATCAGCGCGGTCGCCCGATGACGACGAAGGGCGAGTGGCAGGTCCCGCAGTCTCCGGAGACCATCGTGGTCCATGGGGACACGGACGGCGGGCTGTTCGAGGAGAACGTCGAGGACAACTTGGACGACCTTGAGGAGTTCAAGCGGCTGATCATTGAGCCGGGGTCGGTGATGCCGGCGCCCGGCGGCACGCCGACCGACGGCAACACGTTCCAGAAGCTTTGGGTGTACTGCTACTTCGATGACGAGCAGCCTGAGGCCAGCGACGTCAATCTGGAGATGTACTCGGGGGGCGAGTTGCAGCACGAGCACCTGGATTCGGAGCCCGAGCCGGATCCGACGATGACCGACACGCTGCTCCCCAGGCAGTTCAATGCGCTTGCCGGGACCAGCGAAGAACCCTTGACAAGACAACACGTTGTGTTGGAAGGTATGGCGGGGGACGCGTTGAGAATCAGGCTGATCGCCGATAGGCCCCCGGCCACCCTGCGGTGGCGCGGGTTCGGCGGCACGTACAGCCCAGGGACCCAGGTCTTCACGTCGCCGCCGCCCCCGGTGTGAGGTGATCTGATGCCCCCGATGAAGCCTCCGACCCCCAGGGAGCGGGCAGCCGCCGGCCGCGCCCAGCGGATGACCAACACGCTGACGCCGATCGACCCGCGGCGGTCGACGGAGCCGGCCGGTGGCTGGGCGCGCACCCCGGTCCGGCGCCCGGGCCAGGGCATGGGCCCGACCCCGGAGATCGCTGGCCAGGGAGGCGGCGCGGGGATCGGCGAGGGCGGGAGCGCGGGGAGCGCGGCGGTCGGCGGCCTGATCCCGGGGTTCGCGCCACCGCAGTTCACGGAGATCGCGACGCAGAGCGATCCGCGCTTGGAGAGGCAGGCGGCGAGAATCGAGGGCCGCCAGGATCAGTGGGCTGACCTGACCGGTAGGCAGACCGAGGCGGCGGCCAGCAAGCGTCGGGCGCTGACCGAGGGCCAGGTAGCGGCGCTCGGCGCTTCTGGCGTCTCCAGCATCCCGGGGATGGGGCGCGCGGCGCTGGAGCGCCAAGAGGCCTCGGACATCACGGGGCTCACCCGCGACATCTCGCTGGGCCGCGAGGAGGATCTGGACAAGTACACGCTGGAGGCGATGGGCGCGCTGGGGGCCCCGGGAGAAGCGAGACGCGCGGAGCGCGGGCAGGCGATGAGCGCGTACGACCGACAGCTCGCTGCGTGGGACGCCGCGGTCAAGGCGCAGTTGGAACGTGAGCGCATGAGCTACGAGCAGTTGAACGCGCAACTCATGGCGCTGAACCAGGCGCTGAGCCTCGCTTGAGGGGGAGGGCACGATGCCGGTAGGCAGGCTGGAAACCGGGTATACGGACGGCGGCTCGTTCTACCGCGGCCCGGAGTCCGGCGGCGCGCCGGCCGCGGTCGGCGGCGATGGGCTGTTCGGGTCCGGGGCCTTCGGCCGGCTTCTCAGGAAGCGGCTGGCCGACCGCGAGAAGCTGGAGGCCGAGAGGCTGGCGCAGGAGCGGATGCGAACCAAGGCCATGAGCCGAGAGTCGCGCGCCGGTGAGCTGGGGTCGACAGACCGGCTCTCCGATCAGGTGCGAATGGCAGAGGGCCGCGCGGCGATCGCCAAGGCGAACGTCGTGGGTGGACGTTCGCCGAAGACCCTGAAGACGATCGGCGGGGCCACCGGCTACTTCGAGGACCCGATGACGATGAGCGGCGCGGAGCGCGAGCAGTTCGCTCCGAAGAACGTGCAAATGGCGTTCGGCCCCGAGCAGGTGGCGGGCGCCGAGACGAAGGCGAAGGGCGAAGAGGCGTGGATGCAGGGCATGGGCCGGCAACGGCGACGGGCGCTCGCCGGGGGCACCGGGCGCTTCGACGAGCCCGAGCAGATGGTGACCGGCGAGGAGTTCGGGCCGGAGGGCCAGGTCAGGCGTCGGTCCTACGGCTACGCGTAGGAAGGAGGCTGCGGTGGGCACCCAGCTATATCGCAACCTGATCGAAGCCCAGCATCGGCGTCGGGCGATCGAAGAGGAAGAGGGTCCGGCGATCGGCGAGTACGGAGAGTTCACGCCGAGCGAGGGGCCTATCGCGACTCGCGCGCGGGCCGAAGAGCGGGGCGCGGGGGAAGCGCTGCGCTCCAGGTCGCGGTACGTGGAGTCCGAGATCGCGCGTCGCGGGGCTGGGAAGAAGACCAGCGAGCAGATGTCTCGGTACTGGCCGGCCGGCGAGGCCACCGGCGGTTCGCAGCCGGGCGAGGTGCAGGCGAAGGCCGCGGGGATCGTCGGCGGCCAACAGGCGCGCCAGGCGGACGAGGCGGCCACCGGCAAGGCCTCTGAGGCGCCGAAGGGAGACGAGCGGATCGTGCTTGGCCGCTGGGGGAAGATCGCGCCAGGCGACTACAACCGCCTGGTGTCCGGCGAAGCCCAGAGGCTCATGGGGGCCCCCGGTTACGAGTCGGCGGTCGCCGGCGTCCGTGGCCGCGCGTTCGCCCCGGAGATCGAGGGCGAAGGCTGGTCGCCGGAGAACGAGGCGGCCAGCGAGCGGCTCAACGCGTCGATGAGCGCGGCCGAAGGGCCGTGGGGCGGGGCCGGAGAGCGGATGATGGGCCGGGTGCCACGCGGGTCGCAGGCCGACATCGGGAGTCGGTTGCAGTTGGAGGACGTGCATCGTCAGCAGCGGGCCTCGGAGCTGGAGTCCGGCGCCCAGGACGTCGAGGCGCTGAAGCAGGCGGCGACCACGAAGCAGCTCGAAGAGCTGATGAAGATGCCGACCGACCAGGCGCGCGAGTTGCAAAGGTCGGAGCGCGTGTCTCAGGCCCAACAGCGGTACCAGTCGCGGCTCGACGAGTTGTCCAAGAAGTACTCCAACTACCAGCGGTTCGCCGGCCAGACTCCGGGGAAGCGCGGTCAGCCTGTGGGCGAGAGCGAAGACTCGATCGACCAGGTCACGCTCAAGGAAGAGCAGACGAGGGCGCTACAAGACCTGATGCTCGCCATGTACGCGATCGACCGGCAGCCGCAGATCCTCCAGGCGCTGGCCGGGCTCAAGGTCGACCCTCGGCTGATCGAGCAGGCGGCCATGGCCCAGGCGATGCAGCCCCAGGCGACGAGGACGGCCGAAGGCGAGTAGGGGAGGCTGATGGGTCTCCTCGACTGGTTCCAGAGCCCGCCAAGGGACACCACCGACAGCTACGGACGGGCGATCGAGGGAGAAGGCTCTCAGCTCCAGGACGACGTCTGGGGCAGCGTGAAGTCCGCGTGGGACCGGATCAGGCCGGTGCGCGACGTGGCGTTCGCGCCGTTCGCCATCGGCGACATGCTGATGGGCCAGTACACGGCCTGGGCCGGGGGCGATGCTGGGCGCCAAGCCTACCGGACGGCGTGGGACCGCAAGCGCTCGGAGATCGAGCAGGCCGAGGGCGCCGAGCACTTCGCCGGGCCGCTGGGCGCGCTGCGCGAGATCGAGGCGGCCCCGGGGCTCGGCGACGTGCTGGCCGAAGTCGCGGTGCCCGGAGACGATCCGAGCTACACCGAAGTCCAGCGGTTCGTGAAGCGGTCGACCGCGATGGTCGGCAACATGTTCACGAACCCGGTGAACCTTGTGGGAGGCGGCGTCGCCAAAGGCGCCCAGGCCTGGGACCGCGCGATGCGCGCGCCGTCCATCGGCTCGCGGGCCGCGGCCATGGCCGAGAGCGTAGCCAACATGTACGGGTCGGCGATTCCGGTAGCCGCCTACGCCCCGGAGATCGCGGGGCAGGTGGTGGGCGGCGCCCAGACCGGGTACCAGGGGCTGCAAGAGGGGGACACCGACAAGGCGGTAGCCGGGTTCGGCGAGGCGGTGCTCGGCGCGACGCTCGCCGGCCTCGGGGTGAAGGGCGCGCTCCACGAGGCGAAGGCCGTCCGCGAGTACCGCGGCCTCCGGCGGATGTCGGACATCGAGGTGGCGATCCGCCAGGAGGCGCTGGCCGAACGGTTCATGGATGGCGACCACACGGTGGCCCCGGAACTGGACATCGCGAACAGCGAGCTGAAGTCTCGGGCCGGCGATCGACAGATGGACGAGGACCTGGGGCTGGCCATCGCGGCGCGCGACGAGCAGCTGGCGGCCGGCGAGCAGGCCTCGGCCGAGACCCTGGCACTGGCCAGGCAGGTGACGCGCGAGACGCGGCCAGAGCCGACGACCGGGGATCTGGTGGACCGGCGGCTGGCAGCCCTTCGTCGGCGGGCGACGGAGGCGCCGCGCGTCGAAGAGCCGCGAGCCGCGTACGAGACGGTGGTCGATCGTGAGGCAGGGGAGGCGGCGACGGCCCCGGGCAAGCCCCAGCCGACGGCGGCGGCGCTCGAAGCCGGTCGCTACGAAAAGGGGAAGACCGAGGTCAGCGGTCTGCCGATCGCCATCGAGAATCCCGTGGGCAGTGTACGGCGCGGTCGGGACGAGACGGGACGCGAGTGGGCGACGAGGCTGAAGGCGCACTACGGATACATCGAGGGGGTCAAGGGCAAGGACAAAGATCAGCTCGACGTGTTCGTGCGCCCCGGGCTGGAGCCGGAGCACGAGGGCCCGGTGTACGTCGTGAACCAGCGGAAGGCCGATGGGTCGTTCGACGAGCACAAGGTGATGTTGGGCTGGGGGTCCAAGGACGAGGTGCGCGACGCGTACCTCGCGAACTACGACGAGCGTGGGCCGCAGCTCATCCAGTCGATCGCCGAGTTCGGGAGCCCCGAGGCGTTCAAGGCCTGGATGAAGACGGAGGGCGCGCTCAAGAAGCCGGCGCCCACCGCGGCCCGCGCCAGCGTCGAGGAGCCGATCGTGCTGCCAGAGGGCTTCAAGCCGACGGAGCACCCGGCTCCGGAGATGGGGCGGCTGCCGTTGGACACGGTGCCCGAACGCCAGAGGACGGCCGCCAGGAAGGCGGCGCAAGCCGTGTCCAGGGAGATCCAGAAGGGGCGCGGCGGCCCCGAGGAGACGGCCCGGGCCATGGCCAAGCTGCCGGAGGGCCTGCGGCCGTACGCGGACCAGATCCGGAGCCACGCGGTGCAGGACGCATCCGGGCGGATCCAGGGAGCGGAGTTGCTGGAGACGTTGCGCAGCAACTACGGGGACAGGGGTGCGGACGGAGTGGCGGTCGCCAGGTCGCCGAGCCATCCGGAGTCGTACGACGTGATCAACAGGCAAGACGGGAAGATCGTGGCTGGGGCGCAGGTTACCGGTGGCCGTGTGACCATGCTCTCCGGCTCTCGCGAGACGATCGACGCGGTGGACAACGCGCTTGACTCCTTGGGCGCGAAGAGGGACACTAACCTGACAGTCCTCGGTGCCGAACGGCGACGCCAGAGGCTGGCGAAGATCAGGGAGGCTGAGAGTGCCAAGGAATTGGGACGACCCGGTGAAAGACTTGGTGGACCCGCTGTTGGAGCGGCTGCGGAACCCGAACCTGGACCCGGAGTTCCGCGCGGCGCTCCAGGCCGGGGTCGACCGGCTGAACTCGTTCCGGAACCTGCCGAAGCCGCTGGGGCCCCAGCAGAACCAGCGGTCGCCGCAGAACCGGCCGCCGCCGAGCCATCGGCCGAGCGGCCAGTAGCACCCATCCGGGCCGCACAGCGCGTCGCCGAGCCGACGACCGAGTACGGCGCAGGGAGGCCTGAGCCGCCGCCGGCCGACCCCTTCTACTCCCAACTGAAGCGGACGGCCGAGAAGATCCCGCAGGCGATGAGCGGCAACGACATGCTGCGCTACCTGAGCGACCCCAAACGCGGGATCAAGGTTGACGAGCTGAAGTGGACGGGTCTCGACGACTTCCTCCGGGGCCGGCCGCGGGCGACCAGGGAAGAGGTGCAGCAGTTCCTCGCCGAGAACGAGGTGCGGATCGGGGAAAAGGTATTGGGTGGGCAGGGCCTGGAGCCGGGGTGGGAGATCGTCGAGAACGAAGTAGGCAAATTCAACCTCCGGCGCCCTGACGGCGGGCTGGAGCTGGACAATCAAGGGCAGCCAGCGGTCTGGTCACAGTACCCGGGAGCGCAGAACGCTCTGGAGTCAAGGGCCCGCAAAGCAGACCCAAAGTTCTCGGCGTACAGGGCGCTCCCCGGGGGCGAGAACTACCGGGAGGTCGTGGTGTCCCTGCCCGGGGTGGCGAGGAAGCCGGCGCCTCGCGACGTGACGCCGGACGCCCAGGCGCAGCGTGAGTATCGCGATCGACTCGATCGTCTGATCGCCGAGCGTGAGAAAGCTGACCGTGACATCGCGGAAGCCCGGGCGATGCCGAAGCAGAAGCCGGAGGGCTGGACGATCACCCAGGGCGACTTCGGGTTCTGGGTGCTTAAAGACGAGCGAGGCGAGACCGTGGCCACCTCGCCTCACGAAGCGAACCTGCTGGACATGGCCGCGCAACGGGTCCCTGGCGGACCAGCTCGCGTGAGGGCCCTGCACGAGGCGATCACCATGCGAGCCAACGCCGTTAGCCGGATCGACGGCGTCCACCAGCAGATGGTTCAGGACACGATCTCGCGGATGCCCGAGCCGAAGCGCGCCAAGTGGCAGGTCGAGACGCCGCCCAAAGGCCACTACCTGGAGCCCGGCGTCGTGTTCCACACGCGGCTCGACGATCGCTGGGTTCCGGACGCGAATGGGCTCACGGTGAAGAAGGCCGACGGCACATTCACCCGGGACCTGTCGCAGCCCGGTGAACGCGGGCATCGCGCGCTGCTCGTCCAGGAGCTGCAAAGTGATTGGGCGCAGAAAGGCAGAGATGAGGAGTTCGCCAAAGAACCTACCGAAGCGGAGCGTCTCCTTGCGGATCGTGGCCGGGATATCCGCCGACAGCTTGATGCGGCGCGCGACAAGTGGCGTCGTGCCGCAGACGCGGTACCGACTCGCCCTGTCAGGGATTCGATTCTGGACTGGTGGTGGGACTTATACGGGACGTTGCGCCAGAAGCGTGGAGGAGGGACCCGTGAAAATATAATGAAGGATGTGGAGATCGGCTTGGATCTGGAGTCCATCACCCGCCTAGGTGCCGTGTGGAAGATCCCGGAAGGCTTGAAGAAGGGCCTGTACGACGAACGGTCTCCGGAGTACACCGCGATGTTGCGGGCCGAAGAGCAGGTCAGAAGACTGTCGAGGGAACAGACCGATAACGATCGGCAACTCAACGTCCACAAAGCGGGCCGCGTTGCTCCGGGCCCCTTCGTCACGGAGACCGGGGAGTGGACGGAACTCGCGTTGAAGCGCGTGATCAAGATGGCGGCGGACGAGGGCTACGATCGAGTCGCGTGGACGACCGGCGAGCAACAGGTGGAGTTGTACTCGGAAGCGCTCCGGTCTCAGGTGGACGAGATCCGCTGGCAGAAGACGAAGGGCGGCGTCCACCTTCTGGGATCAAAGGCCAGGAGCACGGTCGTGGACACGACAGAGAGGGAGACCGCGCTGAGCGCGGCCATCGGCAAGACGATGGCCGACCAGATCCTCGGGTCGCCCGAGCAGAGCGGGGTTATCTCGGGGCGAGACATCAAGATCAGCGACACGGGGATGGCCGGGTTCTACGATCAGATCGTGCCCCAGGTGGCCGCGAAGATCGGGAAGAAGTGGGGGGCGAAGGTCGGGGAGACGAAACTGCCGCGCGACATAGAATCGTTGCCCGGGATGGATATGGAAGAAGGTCTCTCCCTTCTCACCCCAGACGACCTACGGAGAGTAGCGGCAAGCGTTGGCCCCGACGAGTTGCGCGCAAGAGTGCTTATGACTGCGGACGTTCTGGGCTCCGATGGACCAAAGGCAGCGGCCCGCACTGTCACCTCTGGCACGCAAAAGGATGCTGTATGGTCGGCGGTGCTGGAAAAGCGGAAGGGAGAGCTTTCGGTGGGGGTCCACTCCATCGACATCAGCCCCGAGATGCGGCGGTCGGTGAGGGCCGAGGGCTTCTCGCTGTTCGAGACGCGGACCGAATACGAGACCGCGGTGAACGCGGTCCCGGAGGATGCCGCGAAGAGAAACCTGGCGTACGAGACGGCCTCGATGTCCGGGGTCAGCAAGCGGCACGCGGGGCCCGCTGCGCCCAGGAACCGGCCCGTGGCCTCGGCCGACGGCCGCCAGAGGGCCGGGCCGATCACCTTCGACCAGTGGCTGGGGCGCGCGACCAGGGAGCTGGGAGGCGTCGGGTCCGACGACTGGCGCACCGCGCGCCGCTGGTACGGTGATCTGCGAGGAAAGTTCGTCGAGGTGTACGGCGAGCGCGATGCCGACCGGATGCTCACGCTCTGGGCTCTCAGCCAACAGCAGACGTCGCCGAGCGGCGGGCTGGGCTTCGTTTATCGGGCCATCGAGAAGGCGGCCGGAGTCGAAGGCCTGCCCAAAGCCGGGCTCTCAGAGCCCCGGCTGCTCGGTTACCTCAAGGGCCAGTTCAAGAAGCTTGGCCAGAAGCTGACCGACTTCCTGGACGCGACTCACGGCCGCCAACGTCGCTCGTGGACCGGTGGCGAGGGACAGTTCCAGCCCGCGCCATTCGACATCTGGGCGATGCGTGATCTGGGGTACGTGGATCCGGCGTTCCGCGACATGTTGCCTCCGGAGATGGCGCGGGGCGTTACCCTCGACAATCCGAAGGGGGTTCCTGGGAGCAGGCAGTACCTTCATGGATTGCAGCAGTACAACGAGTTCGCCAGGCTGCTGAACGAGCGCAACGTGGACGGCGGCGGGTGGCTGGCGGCCGAGGCCCAGGCCCTTGGGTGGAGCGCGACCCAGAGGGCGATGGGCCGGCGCCCCGAGGACATTCGCGACATCTTCTCCAGAAACACCAGAGGCGTGTTCTTCGAGGTCACCGGGTTCCCGGAGGGATCGGAGCTGGGCTCCCGGTATGGGCCGCTCACCATCGACCAACAGCGGTCCGTGTCGAAGGCGGTTGGCCCCAAGCTGTTCCAGCGGGCGGCCGATGCCGTGGGCGCCACCGTCGTCGGCGTAGAGTCGAGTTACGGCGGCTGGCAGGGCGGCGTGAACTCGAACGTCGTGGGCCGCCTTGTGGGCACCAGGGAACAGGTGGAGGACGCGGCCCGGATCATCGGGTTGTCCGCGCAGCAGGGGGAGGTGCTGTTCAACCGCCCGATGGTCAAAGGGCGGCCCGGAGCCGAGATCAGGATCGACTCTGAGTTGGCGTCGAGCCCGGAGTTCGCGCTTGCCGTCTGGCAGCGGGCGGTGGACTTGGAGCCGCAGATGGCGGGCGCCGGGTTCACGCTGAGCACCGACAGCCAGGGTCGACCCGCGATGCTGGTGCTCGACCCACGTCCGAAGCGGATAGCTCAGGCCATCGCCAAAGCGGTGGACGCCCTTGACACGAATGCGACAGTTGATGTAACGTATGGGAAGTACGACACGGGTAGCGTGTCGAACGACTGGAGGGCGCAGCCTAATGGTGAAGCTTATCGAGCGGACGTTGAGCGACGAAGAGCTACGCTCGTCGGACGCCCCCTGGACGATCTCGTTTCGGCCTTCCGGACAGATCTCGACGCCGCCGTCCGTGACGCCGGGGGAGTCGTCCGGGAGCCAGAGCGAGCCCCTGCCGCCCCCTCAGCCGAGCCCGCGGTAGAGGCTCCAGGCGCGACTCGGGTGCCGCCGGAGGCCCCTCGGGCGGTGCCCGAGGAGGGGGCACCCGAGCCGCGCCCCTTGCCGGCGGCCCAGGAGGCCGCTGGGGCGCCCCCGGAGGCCGTTCCCACCCCAGAGGTCAAAGCGGGTCCGGAGCCCGCGCTGAGGGCAGGGGAGCGCACCAGGCCGGAAACCAGGCAACAGGCGCAGCAGCAGGCCCTAGAGTCCCTCGACCGCGCGGCCCAGCCGATGCCCGAGGTCCAGACGGTGAGCGGGCGCCTGGGCCCGGAGGAGCGTGGCGGGGTCAGCACGCTGGGCGTCGCGATCAGCACCGAAGGCCGGCGCACCGGGTGGATCGACCTGCGTGGCAAGCGGGTGCGTGGGCCGCGTGATGTCGCGGTGGCCGCCCAGGTGTTCCGCAACCCGTCGTACGAGAGCTTCTATGTCATCGGCACGAAGGGCAACCGGATCGTGGCGCATCGAGCATGGACCAGCCGGGTACCCAATCAGGCTTTGGTGGTCAAGCAACCCGGCAGGGACTTCTCGGCGATCGCCCGGTGGCTGGAGCGCTCCGGAGCCGATTCGTACTACTTGGTCCACAACCACCCCGGAGGCTTCCCCGAACCGAGCGTGAACGACGCTCGGTTGACCGATTCGTTCGCCAGTAAAGTAAGCGAACTCTCCGGTGGCCGCATCAGGCTCAAGTCGCACGTGGTGATTGACAGCGGCAAGTACGGGGTGATCAAGGAAGGCGCTTGGGGTCGGCGAAAGGGGCGAAAGGAGCGATGGGGCTCGACGGAACTCGGCAGGGGCAAGATCCAACTCTTCGATCTCCCCGGGTGGAATCCGGAGAACGAGAAGTTCCTGGTCGCGCGGCTGCCGCATCCGGAACTGGGGCGGCATGCGGCGTCCGAGAAGCTCATCGCGTCTCTTGGCCAGAGGCTGCAAACCGATCCGAGCAAGGTGACTCTCGTCTACCTGACGAGCCGCGGGAACGTCCAGGCGATCCAAGAGGTGCCGCTTGGCCTGTTTCTGAAGCCGAGCCGACTCGCTGAGTGGGTCCGCGGTCGGTCCCGAGAGTTCGGGGCGTCGATGGTGGCCGCCTATCACGAGCCGTCGGCAGAGATGCCGGCGAAGGCGTTCTACGATGCTGCTACCAGGCTGGTGCAGGGAAACATCTTGGCCGATGTGGTGTCCGTCGCCTTCGGCAAGCCGTCCGGCGTCCGGGGCGCCGGAGTCGAGCCGCTGCCGATCACACGTGAACAGTTCATGGGCCGTGACGTCGGACGTCACGCGGTCGCCGAAACCGGCGCGGGGTACAAGCCAGAGGTCAAAGAGTATGAGCCGTCTGGTGTCCCCAAGGCGCCCGGCGAAGAGCCGCGGGTCGAGCAGCGCGTCTCGCACATCGAGGCCATGGCCAGGTCGTTGGGCGTCGAGGCCCCGACGCTGAAGAGGGAGACGGTCGAGCACTGGTCGGCGCTCGACGAGCCGATCAGGGAGATCGTGCGGACGCGAACCGTCGAGCAGCTCGCGGCCACCGCCGAGAAACGCATCCTGACGAACGTCGAGGTTCAGGCGCTCGACGCGATGAACCGGGGAGTTCAGGACCAGACGTACGAATACCTCTCGGAAATCGCCAGGGCCGAGCGGCGGGGGGACAAGGCGGGGATGGCCGCCGCCGAACAGCGGTACATGGGCGAGACGATGCGAGCCATTGCCATCGAGCGCGCCCTCGTCAACGACGGGTCGAACGCGGCCCGCGCCCTCCAGGCTCGGGCCCGGATCATGGCGGCGGCCCCCGAGGGCCCCGGAAAGATGATGCAGAAGATCATCAGGGAGCTGCCCGGGCTATCGGTGAAGCAGCAGGCTGAGCTGCTGGCCGCTGCGCAACGGGACCCGCTGCGCGCCAAGGACATGCTGCGAGCCGCGTTCAGCCCAGGGTGGAAGAACAAGATCCTGGAGTGGTGGAAGGCCGGGTTGCTGAGCGCGCCGAAGACCGATATGGCGATGCTCATGGGGAACTCCGCTGAGTTCTTCAGCCGCCTCGGGGAGACGGCGATGGGTGGGCTCACCGAGCGGGCGCTGGCCGCGGTCGGCGCCATCCCCAAGGGCAAGACCAGATACGCGCGGGAAGAAGTGGGGCAGGAGATCAGCGGGGCGATGGATGCGTTTTTCCCGGCGCTCAAGGAGTGGTGGGAGAACGTCCGGAACTTCACGGGCCCCGAGAAACCGCTGACCACTGCGGCCAAGCTGGAGCACCAAGTCGGGGCGATCGGCGGGACCCTGGGGAAGATCGTCCGTTGGCCGTTCCGCCGGGCCGAGGCCCACGACGTGCTGTTCAGGCGGATCGGTGGTAGGGGTGACCTGAAGAAGTTCTCGTGGCGCAAGGCGCGCGAGGAACTGGGGGCGGGGGCCCCGGTGTCGCAGGTCGAGCGGCGCGCCACCGAGATCATGGAGCAGGCCGAGGCCGGCACGGCGCACGGCGAGCTGATCGAGGAGGTGGCCCAGATCAACGAGCAGCGGACGTTCCAGCAGTCGAACCCGTTCGCCGTTCCAATCTTGAAGTTCAAGCAGCAGTTCCCGCTGGCCGGCAACCTGCTCGCGCCCTTCGTGCTGACGCCGACCAACATCGCGGCGTCCGTCGTCAAGCGCAGCCCCCTCGGGTTCCTGACCCACGGAGTCTCCACGCTCCGGAGGTTCCGCAGTGGGCTGGCGACGCGCGCCGAGGTGATCGACGCGTTTGCCGCGCCGCTGTTCGGGAGCACGCTGCTCGGGGCGATGGTGGTGTTGGCGAAGAGCGGGATGTTGACCGGCGGCGGGCCGCCGGATCAGCGCGAGAAGGGCCTGCTGAAGGAAACCGGGTGGCAGCCGTACAGCTTCGTGCTCATCGACCCGAAGAACGGACGCCGGGTGTACGTGCCGTTCAACCGGTTCGAACCCATCAGCTCGACGTTGGGGATCGCTGCGGATCTCGCGGAGATGGAAGATCCGAAGAGGCGCGGCGACCTGATGAAGAAGGGCGTCGAGTCGATCGCCCAGAACTTCACCAACAAGTCGTACATGCAGTCGGTGGTCGACGGACTGAACTTCGTGACCGACCCCAGCAAGTTCGGTCGCCAGTGGATCTCCAGCACCGTGACCAGCCTGATCCCGAACGTGTTCGCGGCCACCGCCCAGGCGATTGACCCGGTGGTCAGGGATCTGACGCCGAGCGAAGCCGGGATATTCGGGACGCCCGAGAAGATCATGAGGCAGGGAGCCAGTCGCCTGCCGTTCGTCAGCCGGCTGCTGGCGCCGAAGCCGAGCCCCAGTGGCGAGATCATCGAGCGCCCCGGGTGGGGCCCGACAAGGATCCTGTTCCCGGTGCAGATCACCGAGGAGCGCGAGGGCCGGCAGTTGGAGAAGATGCTGGTGCGCATCGGGTACGTGCCCGGCACCCCGCGACGCACGCTCACGCACCGCGGCCAAGAGATCCCGCTGGGCGACGCCGACTACCGGCTGCTGCTGGAGGCGGACCGCGCGGCGGCCACCCGCGTCCGCGCCCTGATGTCGACCGCCGGGTTCGGCGCGCTGCCGGACACCGAGGAGGAGGCGGCGGAACCCGGTGAGAGCAAGGAGGGCAAGGTCCGCTCGATCTACACGAAGGCCCGCCAGGAGGCGAGGAAGCTGGTGTTCGCGCGACCCGAGATCAGGAGTAAGATGTTCGACATCCGGCGCGGCCGGCGGCTGGCGTCGATCCAGGCGAGAGCGGAATGAGCACGATCACGGTCCTGCCGAAGCGCCTACTCCATCGGTTCGTGCGGTTCGCCCAGTTGCTGGACAAGAAGTTTCTCCAGGGCTCGGAGATCGGTCGTATGCTGGACACAGAACTGGACCGCATGGGCAGCAGCATCGAGCAGTCGCAGAGCATCCTGTTCCAGTTGTTCGACGCCGACCTGGGGCCCCCGGGGCCACCGCTGAAAGACGTGATCGGTGAGTTCGGCCTGGTGGGTAGCCCGGCGACCAGGGCGTACGACGACCATCGCCATCCGGCGATCATCGAGTTCAAGGGCGACGTGCTGACCACCGACGGCATCGAGGTGCGGCGGCTACCGGTGGGCGGCGCGGGGCGCGTGCTGACCGCGGACCCCGCGGAGACCACTGGCCTTCGGTGGACGCCGAAGGGCGGGTCGGTATCGGGTTCCGGAGGCGACAGCCTCACCGAGCATCTGATCGCGGTTCAGGCCCGCCAGTTGTGGCTGACCGAGATCCAGGCGACGAGCTTCAGGTAGCGGAGGGCGGATGGCGGCACCGAACGCAGTCCCCAGACACGTGCTTGAGGGCGTCATCGGAATCGCCCAGATCTCCACGGCGAACACAAACCGCGATGGCACCGGGACGATCGGCACCGTGGCGACGGCCGGGGCCCAGGGCACTCTGATCGAGCTGATCAGGGTGAAGGCCACTGGCACGACGACTGCCGGCATGGTTCGGCTGTACATCCACGACGGGGCGAACGCCCGGCTGCTCGCCGAGATCTCGGTGAGCGCCGCCACGCCGTCGGCCACCGTCCAGACGTTCGAGGACGAGCTGACGCCGACCACGCCGCTGGTGCTGCCCAGCGGCTACTCGCTGCGCGCCTCGACGCACAACGCCGAGACGTTCAACGTGTTCGCCGTCGGGGGCCACTACTGAGGTGAGAGGCATCAGCCGCGTAGTCGACCTGGTCAAGGCCCGTGCGTTCTTCGACACGCTGCGCGGGCCGCGCGCGGTCTCCCGGGACCTTGGGCTCCCGGTGGAGCTGGCTGACAGTCACGACCGCGACGCGTTCGGCCGCCTCCGCACGTCGCAACCCTACGTGCTGTTCGATGCGCAGAACGAGTACAACGCCAGCAATCTGTTCTGGGAAGACAAGCTGACCGGCACGGCGACCGCCGGGTTCCTGCCCAACGAGTCGGCGATCGACTTGACGGTGTCGGCGAACGGCGACAAGGCCATCAGGCAATCGCGGCAGTACCTCCGGTACCAGCCGTTACGGTCGCACCTCGTGGTGCTGACCACGGTCCCCGGGGAGCCGGAGATCGACCTGCGGCGGCGGTGGGGGCTGTTCGACGACCAGAATGGGATCTTCTTCGAATCCCTGGGGAGCACGGTGTCCATCGTGCGACGCAGCTTCACATCGGGTGGCGTCGTGGACGACGCCGTCCCACAATCGCAGTGGGGCGTCGCCAGAGGGACTGATCGCCTCGACGGGAGCGGGCTATCTCGGTTCTCGCTGAGCCAGTTGTTCAACAACATCTACGCGATGGACCTTCAGTGGTTGAGCGCTGGAGCCGTACGCGTAGGGGTCATGGTGGGCCGCGAGCTGCTGTATGCGCACGAGTTCGCGAACGAAAACACGCTGACCACTCCCTACATGACGACGGCCAACCTCCCGGTCAGGTACGAGATCGAGGCTCTAGCGGCGCCTGGCGCCACCAAGCACCTGAAGTCGATCTGCGCCGCAGTGGTCTCGGAAGGCGGGTTCGAGATCGAACGCGGGATCCCGAATAGCGTGGCGATGACCGCGGTCAAGAGCGTGCCCATCGCCTCGGGGCGAGTCCCGCTCATCTCCATCCGCCCCAAGTCGACGTTCGGCCCCTCGGCGAAGGTGGTGCGCGGCCAGATCATTCCGGAGAGCATCGCGCCCATCGCGGGTAGCGGGAGCGCGTTGATCACAGCGGTCTACAACCCGACGACGCTGACCGCAGCGGCCTTCGCGTCGGCGGGGACCGACTCGATCGTCGACTTCGACACGGCGGCCACCGCGATCACCGGGGGCACCGTGTTGCCCTTCCAGTTCTACGCGAGCGGCGCGGCGGCCGGGGCCCGCGGCGTGGCGCTGCCCGATCTGCTCAGCCGACTGCCGTTGACCCTGGACATAGCCGGGGCCAACCCGATTGCCCTCACCATCTGCGCACAGAGTCTCGGCGGGACGATCGACGCGGCAGCGGCCATCAACTTCAGGGAGCTGTACTGATGTCGCTCTCCGAGATCTCGGGAAGCAACCGCGCGGTTCAGGACACGATCAACGCCGTAGGGCCTGTGGCGACGCTCATGCTACCGGTCAGCGGGTTCGGGGCTGCCGGATTCTCGCTTGCGCCCGGCACGCTGTCGGCCGCGATGCGCCCGGAGGTCAGCTTCGACGGCAAGGACACGTGGTGGCCATGGGCGTTCGAAGATCCGCTGACCGGCAGCGTGCTTTCGTCGCTCGTCGTGACCAGCCCAAATGCCGCGCGGTCGTTGTCGATCCGGCCGCCTGGCGGCACGACACACGTCAGGATCAACGTCACGGCCTACACATCTGGTTCGGCCACCGCGATCCTCGTGCTGACGGAGGTCGCCGCTCTCTCGCTGCGCCCCACGACTCTTCCGTCATTCGTCTCGGTCTACAGGAGTGCGGCGCGCCCCTACGCGTTGTCGTCCGCCATGGGCGCGAACAGCCGGAAGCAGTACGCGACGATCCACCATGCGGCGAGCGCCGCGAAGAACGTGAGGCTCCGTCACGTGTGGATGGCCATCGAGAGCAGCTCGGCGAACAACATCGTGGTCGCCGAGCTGCGAAGGATCACTGCGGCCCCGGCCACCGGGAACCCGACGATCACCCCCGGACCCGACTCGGCGGCGGACGCGGTGGAGGCCACGTGCCTCGCGCTCCCGACGACGCCCGGCACCGAGGCCGGCCTCCTGTCGATGCTCGAATGGGACTTCACGAGGGGCCCGGCCGCGAGCTACCCGATGCCGCCTCCCGCCTTGCAGTGGACTGACCTGCTGAGTCCGTCGCTCGGCGGCTACTCGCCGGACGTCGAACGGCGGCTGCCGACGATCAGAGCGGGGGTGCTGGAGGGGTACGCGGTGACTCTCGACGTAGCGGTGGCCGCCACGATCAAGGGGTACATCGAGATCGAGTTCACGGAATGGCCGTAGGTCATGGCCCAGGGGACATGCAGGCGTCGTTCTTCCTGTAGTTCACCGGCCGTGTCCACACGCCGATGGTCGCTGCAAGGTCCCCGACGCATTCTGCGGCCACCTCAGACATGTGAGAGGCCACCAGATAGAGCTGTTGTCGATCGCGCTCGATCGTCGCGCACCGCGCCCGCTCCCTTACCGTGGCGATCGAGAACCCGAGAGCGAAGACCGATGACAACAGCAGCAGTTTGGCGAGCGGTATCCTCATGGCGCGAACAGCAAGGCTCCGGCCCAGGTGTTCGCGCAGCCGATTGCCTTGCGCTCCATGTCGTACCACTCGTCTTCGTTCAGGGCGCCACGCGACACGCGCTCCGCGTCGAGCGCCGCATGGCAGGTCTCGTGGTAGGCGGTCCACAGCACGACGCCGTTCTTGGCTTTCTTCAGCCAGGCCGGGTCGTAGTAGACGGTCCACCCGGCGCGTACCGAGCCGTTGATGTAGGCCACGGGGCTCCACTTCTTCAGCGCCTTCTTCCCCAGTAGCTGCCCCAACCGGGCGAGGTACTCGTCCGGGATCCCGCTCGTCAGCGGCTCGGCCACGATCGACTCCCTGACCCCCAGGTTGCAGCGAGCCTGTTGCAGTAGCACGTTGAACCGCGCGTGACGACGACCGGCCTGCACCTCTTCTTTCGACGGCCGGAACTCGATCGGCCCTGACTCGACGTGAGCCTGGCCCAGGGACAGCAACAAGACGGCGAGCGCTGCGTTCATCGTTCCTCCCACTCGATCTCAGGCTACCGTAGGTGTCAGTCTGGTGTCAAGTCATTCAGCGATGCTATACAGCATCGCTATGGCATCAAGTCGAGGATCCCCGGCAAGTCCGCGCTCTGCGCCCACTCCAGCACGTCGCACTCGACTCCGAATCCGTCGCGCGCCGCGGTCTCCAGGAACCGCTGCTTGAAGGTCTGGTGTACGCGCAGCGCTCGTGACATCTCGACGCCGGCCTCCAGCAGCACGCCGAGCGCGAGCTGCGATGGGCCGCTACCGCCATATCCCCATTCGAACCCGTTGGGCGAATGGTTCCAAACCTGCTGCGAGCGATGCGGGATCAGCGGGCGACCGTCGAACAGCACGCTCACCGTCCCGTCGTCGTTGCGGATCCCGTGGATCGTGTTCACCGGCATTGCGCTCTCCGCTGCTGGAAGGTGCGCCAAGCGCCTCGGCCAGCTTCCAAGACGTGGGCGGTCCACACGTCCCTGCTCTCCGGAGCCAATTCTCTGGCCAGGGTGACGAGCGCCGCGTGGGCCCTGGAGCAGGCTGCGCAGCAGGCCTCTGCGAGGGCGTAGCGGGGGACCCATGATCTCCCACACGTCCGGCAGCGCCTTGTGGCCTTGGGGGCGTTCCTAGTGTTTTTCTTCCGAGGCATTATGCGCTCCAGCTTGAAGGCCACGAACCAAGCCCTCCAAGACTTCGATCTTCTTGCGGAGGATCCCTGTGGCGTTCAGCAGCACCTGGTAGATCTCCTCTTCGAGCATCGCCTGGAACGTGGCGCGGTCCGTGGCCACCCGCGGCGACGGCTCGTCGAGCACCGGCTCCTGGAGCCAGCAGTCCACGAACCTGGCCGCTGCATGTCGTGCGAGACGCTCTTCCAGTGCCATCAGCTCTTCTCGCAGAGCGGCTTGCCGTCGACCAGCGGATGGCCGCAGGTGGCCCAGTCCTTGGGCTGCGTCGCGTGCCCCGTGCCGTGGCCTGAGTGCCGTAGGCAGTAGCGGCCGTTGCACGTAGGGCAGACGCCACCGGAGGCGAGGCGCTCGCACGACGGGCCGAACGAGCAGAGGATCTTCACTGGGCTGCCCGCCTGAGCCATCGGCCTCGGGCGTCGCGCTGGAGCTGCTTCTTGGTCACGGCCTCTTTGAAGTACAGCAGGCCGGGGCGCGAGCGTATCAACGGGCGCTCGGGGCTCTTGCCGTCGACGATCCGCCGCTGCACCTGGGCGACGTACTCCGCGCTGTAGTCGTCGTCGGCCTCGCGCGGCTTCCGCCGCAGCTCTTGCTCCACGCGATGCGCGTTGACGTAGAGCGGCGGCGTGTCGAAGAACAGGGAGACCAGCCAGTCCTTGAGGCCGTCGACCACCGCCCACAGCCTGGTGAGCTTCACAACTGAGTCGCCAACGCCAGGAAGGCGACGATGATCACCAGCTTCACGACGAACAGCAGGAGGATCCACTTCAGCAACTGTCCGATTACCTGTCCCATCACGCACCCCTTTCGATCTTCCCGATCGCCGAGTTCCACAGCCGAATGAGCCGCTCTACGTCTCGCGTCGGGAGGATGTCGAGCGCCTTCCCGAAGACCGGGGCCACGGCCACGATCGCCACACGGCGTTCCTTCAGTCGTTCGCTTTTCTTCAAGGTTCCTCCCAGTCGGCGCCGCACGCCGTGCAACGCCAGAGTAGTCCGTCGTCCGAGAACGCGATGGCCAAGCAACCCGAGGGGCAGCCTCCGCGACGGTAACGCAGCGGCCTAGTGATCTCGCGGTGACCTGCGCACTCGCAGGTGGCCGGATGATCGTCGAGAATGCTCTGGTCCAGCACGTCGCCCATGCTACGCCTCTACCATCGACAGCAGTTCCGGATCCACGGTCAGCGGCAGTTTCGAGACCGGATGAGCGGCGTCCGCCCACTCGAAGATCATCTCTCGTACCTCCGGCGGCTGGCCAGAGAGCAGCCGTTCGGCGCTCAGCCAGGCTCGCCCGAGGTAGATCCCGGTGAACACCCATCCGGTGAACGTCGGGACGGCTACTGGGCGTCGCATGCGCCGAGTCCCTCTGGCCGTTCGGCGCCGCACACCGGGCACGCCTTGCAAGAGCCAGCCCGGATCCGTCCGCAGCAGCGCCACTCTCCCGACCGCAGGACGCCCGGGCCGACGAAGGAACTCGACGTGGTGACCCGTGTGGCCTTCGTCGTCGGCCTGGCGATCGGCCTGGTCTCGTCGACGTCGCGGTTCTTCACGCGGCGCCCCCCTTCAGCTTGTCCAGCCACTCGCGTTTCAGGCCGCGCACCGCGTGGAACAGCCGGGCCATGGCATCGGTCTCCGGATCGCCCAGGCCAGAGGCCCGAAGGTACGCGCCCCAGGATTCCTCCCAACTCTCCAGGTGGTCTACGTCGTGGAGCTTTCCGTTCAGCATGACCACGACGTACCCGCCATCCGCGCGATCGACGCCGTGGACCGTGGCGTAGAACGCGCCCTTGGTCTTCGCGCTGTCGTTGGCGACGTACCGGAAGGTCGAGGTCGTCTCGTACTTCTTTCCCTCCAGGAAGTCGATGAGCACGATCCGATGCAGCCAGTGCAGCCGGTGCTCTTTCTCGTACTCTTCGACCGCCGCCGCCTTCGTCTTGAACTTGGTCATTTCCTACTCTCCCAAAAGTGAGGGTACCACAACTGTCAGCGGCGTGTCAAGCCTTATCTGGCTAGGGGGTATCGTCGTCGTGGGCGCTGCTGGACTTGTCGTCCCGAATCCGCTCCAGCAGCTTCGCGCCCTGCTCGTCGAACCCGAGCTTCCCCGCGCTCTCCTCCAGTTCGATGAACTCACGGCCCACCTCGAACCCGGTCAGGACATAGCCCTCCCCGAGCCCCACGCTGGAGTCCCCCTCCACCCACGTCAAAACCAGCGAGGCGTCCACCCGCAACTCCTGCCCATCTTTCGGCATCGCGTTACTCCCCATCCTTCAAGAACTCCACCACGTCGCCCCAACGCCCGGCTGCGTCGGCGAGAGCGGCGCGTTGCCCAAGCTCGACGGTCAGGGATTCTTCCCACGGACCCGAGTCGAGGTTGACCCGAATAGCATTGCGGATTAGGTCTGTGATCACGCTCGGCTCCAGGGCATCCAGTTCCCAGCTCTCGTCGCCGTGCTCCCTGGTGTACGCACCATAGCGCGAGTCTGTGGTCTTCGCCGGATTCGGTGGCGGGCTGTATCTCGCTACCTGGTCCTCGTTGAGGGCCAGACGCTCGAAGTGAACCTCGCCGTCCGTGAACAACGCGAGGCGGTCTTGGATGTCTCGGCTCATGTCGATTCCGCTGGGGTCGTGATCCCCAAGGTGAAGTACGAGTGCTTCCTGCCCGTTCTTCTCGTACTCGATCAACCGCTGTGCGGCAACCCACATCTCCGATTGGCTCGTGTAGCCCCGGCAGGAGAAGTACGGGACGCGCAGCTCGTTGCACACGCCTTCGACCACACCGGCCAACGCGTCCTTTTCGATCCATACCTCTGGGCGGTACGGTTGGGCCCCCCACAGATCGTTGCGGAACTGCTTGGCAGCGTCCGACACGATCTCGGACGGATCGTCCCACGTGGCCAAGCTGCGCAGACCGCGAGTTCTGTCGATGATGCTGAGCCAGTCGATCAGGCCCGCGAGACGCGCGTCGTTCACGACGCCACCCAACTGCTTGTACGCGCGTTGGGAGTTAGGGATCAGGTCGCGCGAAACAAACTGGTAGTACAACTGGCGCAGCGTCAGGTTGAATCCCTGGGCCTCGTATTCGCTGATGATCGCGTTCGCCTGTAGCACCGTGGCGAGCCGGGAGGAGCCGAGGTTGATGTCGCGGTACTTGATCTTAGGCATTGAGCGTGGCCTCGCGTTCTAGCGTCGCGTCCAGATGCGCCTTGAACCCAAGGTCGTACTCGCCACCGTTGACCAGCAGGAATGGGGCAAGGCTGGAGACGGTCGCGTAGCGGCCGTACGCGGCGTCCCAGCCGAACTCGGCCACGAACTCACGGGCGTGCTCGGCTCCCAACCAAAACAGCTCGACCCTCGCGTCGGCCAGGCTCTTGGTCATTCGGTCTCCTCTCGGCCCTCGGCCTTAGTGATGGCGGCCTCGGCCAGCGCCTTCATGTCCTCGATGGTGTTCGCCGCGTGTTCCAGGGGGTCGCGACTGAAGCGCCCCTCGCCCTTGGCGATCTCGCGCAGCGCCTCTAGCATCTCGGGGGCTGCCGCGACGAGGCGGGCATTGGCGTAGGACACGGCCAACGCCTTCGAGTCTTCAGCGATCCACTGCTGAACCGTAGGAAGATGTGTCGTGCCTCGGGCGCGTGCCAGCAGCCGCACAGCCTCGGGCCAACGGCGGGCATCGGCCAAACAAGAGGCAGCGCTGATGAGACTGACGACGGAATCCTCCACGCGACCCTCGGACAGGAGCCGTTCGGCAAGACGGGTTTCGAGGACGGCGACCTGAGTGGCAAGCGTCTCAACCTCCCGCCGGCCGCTGCCGCTGGCCCCCTGCTTCGACAGCAGTTCGATGAGCAGCCGGTTCTTCTCGCGGATCAGATCGTCCATTTCTTGGCTCTCACGACTTGCTTGAACGTCTCGATCGCATCGAAGGCGCGGGTGGGCCAGTCCTGGGAGATGTGGTAGTTGCCTCCCCACATCCAGAGAATCCACGCCTTCCCGCTGCGGTCGGCGTTCGCTTGGGCCTGTCGCCTTGCGTCTTCGTAGTTCTTCACGTACATCGCACCCTCCATGGGGCCCCCGGGTCTCCCCGGGGGCCCGAGCAGGGTACGAGTCAGGCGGCCACCAGCTCCAGCGCCGTGTCCAGCGCCCGCTGGTTGAGCTTCGCGCTCTCCCCGTACCACAGGGAGTTGAGCCGGGTCTCCGGCGTCCGGCCGCGGTCGTAGCTGAGGTACTCGGTGATCCCGTTGTACGCGGCCCACAGCGTGCCCTCGACCCCGGGGATGTCCTGGCCGCGACCGCTGAAGATCTTGGCCAGCGCCTCGTCGATCAGCTTCTCGGACTGCTTCGTGTAGCCGTCGGCCGGCGGCTGCTCGGGGATCCCGAAGACGACCTTGACGTACCGCAGGACGTCTTGCTGGTTGATGTGCCGGTGCGCGAGCAGCCGGTACTGCTCGGCCGTCGCCTCGAACGCCGCATTGATCGTGTCCACGGTCTCGCGGATCGCCTCCAGGTTGACCTGGGCGGCCTTCGTGTGGCGGATGCGGATGAGCTGCGACCCGGCGTCGGCGTGGCTGGCGGCCAGGGTGTTGGCGCATACCACGCGGATCGGGGTGAACCCGACGCGGATCGCGAGCGTGCCGTCGTGCGAGTGCGAGAGCAGCAGGTACTTCTCGACGACGTCGTTCGGCAGGATGACCAGCGGATCGCGGTTGAGCTTCGCGAGGATCCAGACCCGGGAGCCGCCGCGCAGCGAGCCCGCCGTGTGCAACTGGGCCTCTCCCGCCTCCAGGAACGGCGCGAACCACTCGAAGGCCTTCTCGTTTTGCAGCACTTCGTAGCGGTCGCCGACCACCCCGAGGATCTTCTGGTCGGTGACCCGGCGCGTCGCGAACCCCTGGGGCACCGGCTGCCCGTTGTCGGCGGTCAGCAGCGGAACGCGCTCGACCTGCCAGTCGAGGCCGGCGGCCGTCAGGAACCGGCGGTAGTCACGGCCCACCGCGTCGTCCACCTGGAGCCCAAGGCCGTGCCACGGGGTCGCTCCCTGATACGCGATCGACTCGATTTCGTGTGCCATATGTCCAGTCCTCCTAGGACAGAGTGTGGCACAAGTGTCAGGGACGTGTCAAGCCTTATTTTAGCCTTACTTCAGCTCGTCCGTACCAGCATCTGCGACGTGGCCCAGGCCTGGGCGCGACGAGCGATGACCCCGGACGCGTCGCTGAGGCTCAGGGCCCATCGGTGCCGGGATCCTTTCTTATGCACAGTCACCTGCTCCCGGTTCACTTCCACGATGCACAGCACGGGCTCGCCGTCCCCCAGGTTGACGCCCTCGACGAGGAACCGGTAGGTGTTGAACTTCTTCTTGCGCTTCTTGCCCTGGAGCTGGGGCGGCCTAGGCATCGTGGGACCTGGCCTTCCGGTCCTCGGCATCAAGTTCTGCGTCGTGCCTCAGCACAACCTCGCGAGCGTGCTGGTGCCAGCGCAACACCGTGTCCCGCCCGTAGCGCTCGCCGCACGAGCAGCCATCGTACGTGATCCTATGGCCGAGGGCCAGGGCCTGCCGCCGGAACTTGTCCTCGTCCAGCGTCGTCCGACTCATGGGTCGCACTTTCTTCTGCTGTGAGCCTGGCACACGTGACGCCCGCACCGTCGGCAGATGGCGTACGTGAGGATCGGGCAGCGGAGCCCGACCACGCTCTGGTGGTAGCAGCGCATCGAGGCAGTAGTATGCCGCCGGGCAAAGGTGATGTCGTGACGACGGTAACGGCCTCTGCCTTTCATGGGTTCAGCTTCCCCATCTTTTCGTACGCGTCGCGCAGCTCACGGCCCTTGAGCGCGTTGATCACGACGGTGCCCGCCGCCTTCTTCAGCAACTGCATCGCCTGGTCGTAGTCACCACCCACCTTCGTGAGCGCCAGAGAGAACAGCTTCCCACGCAGCTCTCCGTCGTCTGTCGGCAGTGCCTCTGCCGGGGCCTCTACGTTCTCCGCGCTCTCCCTCTTGGTGCGGGTCTTCTTGGCCTTCGCGCCTTTCTCGGCTGTCGGCAGCGCCTCGTCCACGCCCTTCGAGATCTGAGCCTCGACGATCGGCTTCAGATCGGCGGGGGAGTCTGGACTCGAACCAGAGACGGCCGCCTTTGCATCCCCCGAGCCCGGGACTCCGGGCTCCACCACGTTGCCGGCGACGGCCGTGGTGGCCGAATTCATCAGGCCGTCGAGCAGCGGGTCGGCGCCCGACGGCCTGGGCGCTCTGGCGAGTGCCAAGACCGTGGCCTTCGTGGGGTCCCCGTCTCCCGGGTCGTCCGGAGCCACCTCCGGCTCGCCGGGCAGCCCGTGATCGAACCCGAGCACGACGTCGGAGAACAGGTCGTCGAGCACGAAGCCGGCGGCGCGGTTGTAGAGCATCCGCTTCTCGCCGTATCCGCGCCAGACATCCTTGTTCCAGAGGCCGGCCTTCTGGGCGTCGGCAACCGAGAAGTCGCGCTCGCATGGCTCTCCGGTGTCGGCGCGCCGCGCGAAGACCAGGCACTTGTAGTCCTTCGTGTCCTTCTCACCTTCGTACTTGACGACCCACTCTGCGAGCAGCCCGCTCTTCCGCACCAGGCCGAGGCGCAGATTGACGTCCGACTTCGCTCGGCCGTTGACCACGGTGATCGTCGACATGCTGGTCACCGGATCCAGCCCGATGGCCAGTCCCTTGATCATGGCAGCGGCCACCTTGGCGACCTGAGAATCCTTCGAATCTCCGTCGCGCGCCTTGGGCGACAGGCCGTTGTCGACGAACGCCCGGGCCGTGGCCCATACCTCGGCCATCGACCGGAAGAGTACGCCGCGTCCCAACTGGACGGGCGCGATGTGCTTCTGCACCTTCTGCGGCTGCGGCTGCGTCGCCTTCTGCTCTTCGCTCACTCGTCACCATCCTTGTAAGCCCAGCTTGGTAGGGAGGCGATCTCGATCGTCGTCGGGTAGCCCGGCCATTCGCCGGACTCGGTGCTCTGCTTGTACTGGCGTAGGTGGGTCTTGAACTCGCGGTATCCGCGCTCGCGGGCCAGCGGTTCCAGTTCGTAGACGGCGGTCGCGAACGGCGGTTCCTTCTCGACTACGACGAACACCCAGCGGCGCTCCTTTGGGGCTAGGACGTTTGCGCCGTCCATGTACATGCCGGCCTGCACATGGTACCGGTACTTGTGGATGTCCTTCTCCCACTCGCGGAGCGACGCGTCCTTGGACGTCTTGAGGTCGATGATCGTCGGGACGCCTCCGGCATCCGTCAGCCGGTCGATCCGGCACTTGCACGACATCTTGGTTTCCGGGTCGACCCACATCAGGCTCGCCTCGTTGACCCCGCGCTCTCCGAGCAGCATGGCCGCCGATGGGTTCCGCAGGATCGCGTCGCGCATCTGGTGGAGCGACTGCCAGTCCCAATCGTCGAGCGCCTGGACCCCGGGGTGCGCAGCCTCCCAGGACGCCCACTGGGCCTTGGCCTCATTCGAACGCCTGGCGATGCCCAGGCCCTTGGCGTACTCCTGCCGGAAAAGATCCGGCTGTAGCACGAGCCGGTGAAGCGCGTTCCCGAAGTCCATGGCCGCGGTGGGCGACGGAGGATGCAGGATATGTTGTCGCGCGTGCGCCGCGGTCTGCGAAAACAGCTTCAGGGTCGAGTAGTTGGCTGCGGGCCACGAATGATATTCGGCGGCCGACGTCCCAAGGTAGATCCCAGGCTTGACTGAGGTGGGTGCGGTGCTATGCTCTTGGCTCAAGGGACTTGCCTCCCTGCCTCACCCGGCCGATGGTCAGTTGGTCGTCCCATCGGTCGGGTGGTGGCGTCTGTGGGCAGCCTATATCAGGCTCCGGTCACCGCGGGTCCGAAGACCTTCGCGCGGATCGCCTCCAACCGCCGCAGGATCTTCAGCGGCTGAGCCGAATACTCCAGCTCGTAGCGGTTGATCGTCCTGGGGTTGACGCCGAGCTTCCTGGCGAACTCGACCTGAGTCAGTCGCATCGCCAGCCGAAGCCGCTTCACGTCGCTTCCGGACATCACCGGCCGGCCCCTCGCTTTTCTCTTCTTCAATCTCCCCCCTCTCGGTGCATGTGTACCACGACCATCAATGTGCTGTCAAGCGGCTTTCTGTTGACAGGCTCAGGCCGACGGGTGTACTCTCCGCTTCGGGAGGCAAGGATGATGAACGCGAAGATCACGGATCTGAACCCTGGGCAGAAGTTTAGGACGTTGCTCACCGAGCGGTACGGAGAGGTGATCTACGTTCATCGGGTGGCCGGGGTGTCAACGGCGCTCGTCGATCTGGAGCAACTGGGCAAGCGCTACGTGACCGAGCGGAAGAACGTCCACCCGAACCTCCGGGTCGTGGTGGTGGTCTAGTGCCGTTCATCAAGCTCGATCAGGGGGTGCTCAGCTCCACGCTGTGGGACGACTCGGCCGAGCTGGCGAAAGTCTTCCTGACGGCCTGCCTGATGGCTGAGCCATTCAAGCTGGAACGCGAGCAGCAGCAACTCGACGTGCGCACCATGAGCCCATTGCGCTGGAGCGTTCCACCGGGGCTCTATGGGTTCGTGAGGGCCGCAGGGGTCGGAATCGTGAATGCCGCCCACGTCAGTCGCCCGGTGGGTCTTCGTTGTCTGATCAAGCTGGGGACGCCCGATTCGGGCAGCAAGTCTTCCGAGTTCGGAGGCCGCCGTCTCGTCAGGATCAACGGAGGATTCCTGGTCCTGAATTACTTCCGGTACCGCCAGTACGACTTCGGTGCGGCCGACCGGATGAAGGCGCTAAGGGCATCGCGTTCGGCGAACGTCACGGATGTTCGGCGAACTGTTACGGAAGCAGAAGCAGAAGCAGAAGCAGAAGCAGAAACGTCAACGGACTACCCCCCTACCCCCCAAGGGGGGGTGGTCTCTGAGAAGCACGCGGCTGCGGCGCTAGCGCTCTTCGAATACTGGACGGCGAAGACCGGCCATCAGAAAGCCAAGTTCACTCCGGAGCGCCGCCGAAAGATCCTGGCGCGGCTCAGAGAGGGGATGACCGAAGAGGAGGGGAGGCAGGCGATCGACGGCTGCTGGTCTTCGGAGTTCCACCGCGGTGCGAACGAGACGGGCACCGTCTACGATTCGATCAACCTGATTTTCCGGAGTCGGGAGAAGGTCGACGAGTTCATAGCGCGGAGCCGCAACGTGCGTCCGGTGCCGTTGTGACCAACCACGACCCGATCCCGACCCTGGAGCAGTTGCTGGAGGCACGGCACCGGAAGGACGTGTTCGTGGCCGAGTGTAACACCGGGAGCAGTTGGGGCGGCTGCCAGCGGCTCGACGCCTGGGTCCTGGTCAAGACGTGGAGCCCGTGGACGACCATCGGCTATGAGATCAAGCGGACGCGCGGTGACTTCGTTCGGGACCAGAAGTGGCAGGGGTATCTGCCGATGTGCCACCTGTTCTACTTCCTGGTGCCTAAGGGTCTCGTGCAGCCCGAGGAGTTGCCGGCGGACTGCGGCCTACTGTGGGCGCACGGCCGCCGGCTCCTGGTCAAGCGCGCTGCGGTGCGCCGAGCCCCGACCCCCGAGGCGCTCAGCATGCTCATGAGCTACGTGCTGATGAGCCGGACGCGGATCGTCGGCGACATGTGGCAGGCCAACGGCATTCAGAGCACGGCCGACTTCTGGCGGAAGTGGGTTGCCGACCGCAAGCAACAGCAGCGTATAGGGCACATTGCCAGCGGTCGTATCCGGGGGCTGCTGGAGGATGCGCAACGGGAGGCGCGTCGGGCGAAGGACGAGGCTGGGCGGTACGAGGGCGTGAAGCGAGCGCTGCTCGAACTCGGATTCCCAGAGGGTGCCGGGAGCTGGGAGATCCGCAGGCGGCTAGATGGAAAAGGCCAGTTGAAGGAGATCGAGCAACTGGCGCAGAGCATCCTGCGCGTCGCGACCGCAGGGGAGGGATAACGCGTGGCCAAGTGCAAGGCGTGCAAGGCCGACATCTGGTTCGTGAAGACCGAGGCCCTGAAGATCATGCCGTTCGACACGGAGCCCTCGGAGACCGGAAGCTACAAGATCATCGAGGGGAACCCACGTGTCGCCAGCTACGTTCACGAGAAGAACCGCCACCTGGAGCCGATACTGTACTCGCCTCACTGGAGCAGTTGCCCGCACGCCGATCGCTTTCGGCAGCAGCCAGTCGAACGCCCCAGGTACCTGGCCTTCGCCCTGTGCCCGCAGTGCGGCAGGCGGTACACCGAGGTGCTCAGCGACAGTCGGTGCGGCGACTGTCTGAACGACGGGGACCGAGTAGTGCAGCTCGTCGAGGCAAAGTTGGAGGCCCGGGAGAAGGAGGGGGAGCGATGACCTGGCCTGAAGTGGTGGTGCTCGTCGCCGTGCTCCTGTTCGCGTGGGCGTTTATGAGGGATCTGAACCGGTGACGGATCTCTCCGACGCGATCCAGGAAAAGAATAGACTTCTTCTCGAGCTTGAGGGAGCAAAGCGCGAGCAAGGCAATCGCCGGCTCGTCGAGTCGTTGGCAACCAATGCCGCCGTTCTCGAGACCAGGATCGCAGAGTGGTTCCGCTCGCATGGTCGCACTGAGGAGGCGGTCGTGAGCCTTGTCAGCGCGGCTTCGTGCCTCGCTGACGCCCATCGTCCGTCCGAGGTCGCGAGGCTCCTTGGCCGAGCCCGCGCCCTGACCAGCTTGAAGAAGGTCCAGGCGTGGATCGAACAGGAGTACGCAGCCACCTTCCAACGCTTCATGGAGGACTACCGCAGGGAGGAGGAGGCCCTCGCCCGTGCCCAGCGCCTCGCCGGGGCGCGTGAGATGCGGGAGCGCGCAGCTAGGCTCGCCGACGAGTACGGCTGGACCGAACTGGCCAAGGCGATCCGCGCCTTTCCCGACGAGGATGAGTCGGAGGAGGAAGTGAAGCGTGGCTGATCCAATCGAGGCGGCGGGGGAGTGGTTGGAGCGGAACGCCGCCACCTTACGTCTCCTGGCCCTTCTCCCTAAGGCCGCAAAGCAACAGGTGCTTGTCGATCTGGATGCCTTCGCCCGTGCCCATCGCCGCGAGGGGACGGAGGCGAGAGACCGGGAGTATGCTGACGCCCTTGGGATTCCCGCCGCCCGTGACACCATGTCCCCATCTTTGTGCGCGAGCTACGTCAAAGAGGCTACCGCGCTTGCTGAACACGAAGGACGTATCGCCGGGGCGCGTGAGATGCGGGAGAGAGCGGCGTATTTGGTGGCAACGCACGATGTCGTATGGAGCTACGGGCAGAGCAGGTTCTCACGGATTGAGCCTCAAAATCGTAGCATCCTCCAGCGATTACGAGCCAAGGCGATTCTCGCGCTGCCTGACGAGCCGGAGCGGATCTAGTCTGTGGATGCCCGCGTTTCGCTGGAGCGGCTGGAAGCTGACGAGCCGGAGCCGAGGACGGAGAAGCGATGAAGCTGAGTGAGGTCAAGGCCGAGGCGGAACGCGCTCTGAAGTACAAGCGCCAGTGTGATTGTGGACGAGACGATCAACGGAAGATCCTCGCCCTCGTCGCGGTTGCGGAGCAGGCGCAGGTACTCACCTCCGGAATCCGGAGGTGGAACGAGGAGGTCCAGGGAGTGATCGGACGACAGCCGGACTATCGCTGGCCGGCGTTGGATGAGGCAGAGTCTGCTCTCGCCGAGCTGGAGGCCCTGTGAGCGACCCACGAGAGAGAAGACGGTATGAGCTGACCGAGGCCGAGCTGAAGGAATTGCGGAAGGCGATTACTCCAGATCCCCTCATCTATGGCAGTGGGGGCGTACCGCTCTTCCGCTCGCAGCAGCAAAAGGCGAACGATGCTTGGGCCGAACTCGGCAAGCGCATGGGATTCAGGTGGGAGACTGTGCTTCCTGCCTCTGGAGGAGACCGCTTTTTCTCTGCCGAGCCTCTGGAGGATGACCTGTGAGCGACCCACGCGACGTGGAGCGGGCGCGGAAGGCGGCAGAGCGAATCCGCAAACTGCTTGATATTTCTGACGATGAGCAGGGCTGTGAACATCTCCCGAACGAAGACTTCCTCTGCTGGCATTGCCAAGTGGAGATATTCGAGCGCGAAGTTCTCCGCGCCCTAGAGGACGTCCGGCGCGAGGACCGGGAGGAGATCGAGCGCCTCAGGCGCCAAGTCTACAGAGAACGAGACGAGGCCCTGGAAGCCGCCGAGCGCGAGGTCGACCGTCTATGGACTGGGCTGAGAGCCGACATGGTGCAGCTCGCTGGCAACTTGCACGCGCGGGAGCTGGCGGGCTACCGGGACCGTGAGGCGACGATCGAGACGCTGACCCGGGATCGAGATATAGCGCGAAAGTGGTCCGCGCGCTGGAAGAAGTTAGCCGATTGGAGAGGGTGGTGGCCGGCGTCGAGGCACGAACAAAATCGCCGGAGCGTCGCGAGAGCTATGGACGCGGCTGCGGCCCAGGTGAAGAGACTGAGGTGAAGAGCGAATGAGCGACCGGACCGTGATTCACCGGATTGAAGTACAACTCCCGGCCGACGCCACGCCCAGGGGCCTGGTGATCGTCTACACCCAGCCGCCGGAGGAGGGCCAGCAGGACCCCGGCCTGAACGCATCGCTCAGGGTCTGGACGTCGGTCGACGACGACAGCGTCACGGTGAAGGCGAAAAGGGCGGTGGTCGCCCAGGCGGCCAAGGCCTGCGCCGAGCAGGTGATTGAAAGGCTGGGGCATTGATGGAGCTTCTCAAGCCGACCACCCGGACACGGTGCGGCCAGTGCGGACGAAAGGTCGACGTCACCATAGAGCGCAAGCTCTCCGATCACTGGACACACGGCGGTGAGCGGTGCCCCGGGTCGGGCGATGGCATCGGCGCGAGGCCAAGGCCGAAACTCAGGCCTCGGATCCAGAGGAAACGCCGCCCCCGACGGCTGCGGAAGACGCCGATCGCCACGCTCAAGAGGAAGCTCGACCGTCTCTGGAGCCAGATCGTACGGGCGCGCGATGGCCGGTGCATGGTCCAGCACCTCAAGGTACTGCCGACCCCGTGTCGTGGTGGGCTGGACGGCGACCACATCTTCGGGCAGAAGAAATTGAGGTGGGTGGTGGAATCCGGAGCCGCTGTCTGCCGGGCGCACCACCGAGCGATAACGTTCAACCAGGCGTCGCACGCTGTTCTCGGCGTGCGGATGCTGAGCAGCCACTACGAGAGGATGCTGGTGCTGGCCAACGACGACCGCGGTCGACACACGTACGGCAGGCAGGAGTTGGAAGAGATCATGGCTAAGCTGACGCAGCGGGCCAACCGGCCATGGGCCAACCAGCCAACGACACGGACTTGACATCCGTGGTATAGTCTGCCTGGGAGGTTGGGCTAATGAGAATAGTGGGAGACGTGGCGGGGGACGCGAGGTTTCCGGAGCCGATCGACGTCTACCGGGCCCATCATCGGCTCGGGAAGTTCGTAATCCGCGGCCGTCGCCAAGGCCGGCTCGTGTGTTCTGCCCCTGGGCTGCCGCTGGAGTTCAGCCGACTAGAGCTGGCGCAGGCCGTGGTCAACCAGCTTGAGCAGGAGTCCGTGGTCTACTACGACATCGAAGCCCTCTGATGCAGAGCACGTACGCCAGGCAACGAGAGAAGCACGAGAAGCCGATCGCTCTGATCGAGCAGGCGTCCGCCGAGCTGGAGGATGCGACACGCCAGGCGCGGCAGGCGCTGTGGGCCGCAGCCGTCACCTTGGCCCCGGACCACGCGTACTGGGACGTGCGCGACGCGCTGCTGGCGCGGGCGCGCGAGGCGCTGGCCAAACTGGAAGCGGGGGTAAGGGTATGAAGTCAGAGCGCGAACTGGCGATGCTCGCCGCGGGCCACGGGGACTTCCGTCTCTGGCTGTCGCGGCTGGTGGTCGTGGCCCTCGTGGCGGTCCAAGCGCTGTTCTTCGTGGGCATCGTCACGGCCCAGCAGAGCACGCTGTACTACCAGCCGTACGCCGACGTCGACCGGGGACTGCTCGTCGAACGGATGCGCTCGGTGGGCTGCGAGCTGAGCTACCAGTACGGGTCAAGCGACAGCGACGCGGTGTGGGATTGCCGTGGGCTGGCCGCGCAAGGATCACCGTTGCTCGATGCCGTGGTGGCGCTCCAGCAGCAGCAGAATGCGCTGGCCCTTCAGAGGATGCTGATCCAATCCGTCCGCGAACAGCAGCAGAGAGAGGCCGAGCACCGAGCGGTAACAGAGAAGGCCCACAGACTGATCATGAAGGTCGCGTGGCTGTCACTCGCTGTGGGCATTGCGATAGGGGTCATCGCGGTCTTCATGCTTCGGTCGCGCAAGATCTCGTAAGGCTTGACAGCGGACAGACAGTTGCTGTAGGCTGTAGGTGGGAGGCAAGGCCGATGAAAGTCCTGGAAGAGCTGACCGACACCCAGATCGCGAGCCGTTCTCTTCAGATCGCAGAGGGCATCATCCTCATGGAACACGGGTGCGTCAGCGTCAGGCAACCCCGCGCCAGGCACCTGATCAAGAACGACCCTGGGATTCAGAAACTGCGACGGACCCGCGATCGGCTTGACCTTAAGGCCATTGCCCTCTCCGGATTCGCGGAATGGGAGGACGCTGGGCTCGTGAGACATCCCGTAGATCTGCCGCCGCTGCAAAGCGGCTGCGGCCGATGGGGGCTGTCGTACGATCGGTGCGTGCTGACCTGCGGTCATCTGGGGCCCTGCCGCGACTCGGCGGGGAACACGACGCTCACGCTGACGAGGGCGATCCTTGCCGCTGTTTGACGTCAGGGTCATGCGCGTGACTCAGCAGCGCGCTTGGATCCGCGACATCCCGGCTGCCGACGCGGACGAGGCCCGCGAAAGGGCCATGGAGGCCGCTGGCGACGACAAGTACATTCAATGGGAGGACGGGGAATGCAACGAACCGGAAGTCGAAAGGATAGTTCCTATACGTCGCAGTCGCTGAGCTACGAACAGCAGCAGCGCGAGGCGTGGGACAAGCAACTCGGACGGTGGCGGGGTCACGCGTACGTCGCGTATCGGCTCGCGGACATCGCTCGGCAGGGGGGATGCCCGATCCTCGCCGCGGCCCACGAAAGGGCGGGTGCCCGCTGGCAGCAGATCGAAGCCGAGCACGGGCGCTACGACATCGAGTTCGAGTTGAACGCGAACGACACCGCGAACCTCCGGGCGATCGCCGAGATGATCCACTCGGCGCAGACCAAGGCCGAGACCGTCAGCTTCGAGCTGGTCTCATGACCGAGACGATCACGCCGTACGAGCACGAGCGCTCGGTGTTCATCATCGAGGAGCGCAACGTCCACGTCCGCGGATCTCAGCCGCCGGTCGGCGGCTGGCTACCCTATCAGATGTGCCTCGGCCGGGCATCCGCCGAGAAGGCGCTGGAGAATCTCCAGGCCCAGAGGCTGGCTAACTGGGAGTACCGTCTCAGGCTCTACGTTCCTGTCGACCCGCCCGCGGGTAACGCGGGGCCGCAAAGCCAATGAGGTGCCTTAGCGAGTCACGAGAACCCACAGCAGGGAAATCGACGAAAGGTCCGGCCGCCGGGTCCGGTGACCTACCCGGCAAAAAGCTTTGCGGCGCCAACATGTTCCACGCTACCGGCTGGCGTGCTCGCGAGCGGGGCGCCGGCTTCTCGGGGAGCCGCAGGCAGGCTTCGATCCGGGAAGAGTTTCTGACCGCCGCGAGAAATCTCCCACCACGCGCCCGGCGTGGTACCGGAAGCCTGGGCCGCTAAGGAGGGCTAGCGTCATGGTCGCTGCCAGTAAATTGGTGAATGAAGCTTCCGAGCCCTCCGAGATCCCTCGCGAGGCCGGCTGTCTCTGCGGTCACCGCGAGTCGTCGCACGTTCTGTGGAAACCCCAGCCCTGCATAAACTGTGCGTGCAGCTGCTTCCGACTGGTGAAGCCAGGAGACAAGCGGCTGCGCACCAGCTCCGACGCCAGGAGGGTGACTTGAAGCTCCGCGAGATAGCAGAGCGAATTCGAAGGCACTTGCAGCGTTTCGAGTCGGACAAGCGTGGAGTCAACAGGCCGCTGAAGACAGGGCTGAGGCCGTTCTTCCTGGCGAACGCCTTCGTCTCCGGCCGCTATGTTGGAGTCACCTACGTGTCGTACCAGGGCGCAAGCTACTTGGAGAAGTCCAAGGCCCTGGCGTACCTCGAAGCGCTGGACGCTGGGAGAGCGACCAAGCACTACGCTCTGGAGAAATGAACCCGGTCACCAGGATCTCGTCGGAGAGCGCCGGCCGCGTGATCGAGTTGCTGCGGCGGTGGGTGCTCTTGCGGCAGGACGACGAGAAGCAGGCCCAAGAGCAGATCAGGGCCGAGATCCGAAACGCGCTCACCAAGCTGACCGAGAGCCCTGGGTTCGCTGGTCGGGCGATGGCCGCGCGGCGCAAGCGCCCCTATAGGCTGAGCCCGGAAGAAGTCCGGGCCGGCGGACTGGGGTTCGCGCGTGCGCTCTCCGCGATGAGCCCGGAGCAGCGGGCGCAGGCCACCAGCTTCTGGAAACGCAGGAAGAACCTGAAAGGAAAGTACCGATGAGCCTACGCGACGAACGGGCAGAGTTCAGCAAGCACATCTCCGAACTGGTCCTGTGGTTCGTGGAGAAGTTCGTGGATTGCCAGATCGCCTACGACGAGGTGTCGGTTCACTCACCGCGCGCCGCGCGCCGCGGGGTCGAGCGGCTCATGGTGGACGACGCGGTACACATCCCAGCCAGTTTCCACCACTCGGGGCGCGCCGCCGATCTGCTCGTCTGGCGAGACGGCCAGTATGTGGCGGACGGAGATGATCCCACCTACTTGGCGCTCGGCGGGAAGTGGAAGAGCCTCGACCCGCGCTGCACATGGGGCGGCGACTTCCCCAGGAAGGACTCGAACCACTTCTCTTTCGGCGAACGGTAGCGGCTTGACAGCGGTCGCGTAGGGGGCGTAACCTCCAGGCGTTCGGGACGGCCCGTAATGGGAGGGACCCCAACCATGCGCCTTCGATCGGCAGCCTGCCTTCTGGCCCTGCTCTCCGCGTTCCTCGCGCTACCAGCGGCCACCCAAGCGCAATCAGGGCAGCTCGTCAGCGGCCTCATGGTGGGGCGCTACGACCTGGACTCGACTTCCTACCAGTTCTGCCGGCTCCAGGGGCACGCGGGGGGCACCTCGCCCCTCGCCCAGCCTTTCTCGCTGCCGGCCGTGGTCGAGACCGTGGGGTCGAGCGCCACGTTCACGGCGAGCACGGCGGCCAGCGCGCCGTTCCGCGAGCTGGTGGCCGGAGACGTCCTGGTCATTCCGGTGGCCGCCGGGGTCACGGCCAGCCCCGTCGCCGTTCTCCGTTCGATCGTCTCGAAGACGAGCAACGACGAGGTGGTGGTCGACGAGGCGTACGACCTGGGGACGACCGGCGTACAACTCACGGCCTACGGCCAGGTGTGCGGCACGGGCGACGAAGCCGGGTGGCAGAACATCTCGGCGCTACGCAACGTCCAGGCGACGTTGCAGATCGACCAGATGAACGGCACCGACGGCATAGACGTCCAGTGGTGGTGCCGTGACGCGCAACCCGATGCGAAGGCCGCCCAGTACTACCCCGACAACTCGGCGGGCGCCGCCAAGCGCAACTACTCGGCGGCCGGCACCGAGGCCAGGACGCGCGTGGCGTTCGTCGAAGAGGCGAGCTGCGCCCAGATCCGGGTGGGCATGAAGTGGGCGACAGGCGACGACGGGGTGGACACGGGGGCGCTCCGAGAACGGATCACGGTGCTCGTGTCGGGAGAACGCAGATGAGGGGCTGGCGCTTCCTGCTGATGACGGCGACGCTCTTGCTGCTGTCGGCGTTCGCCCAGGCGACGGAGTTGGACGTCGCGCATGGCCGACGTCTACGACTGCGACGAGAGCAGGCCTGGCTGAGGGGCCCGCGCGTCGCGTCTCTCGCGATGCTCGACGTGCAGGTGCCGCTGCCCGGCCGCGCGACGGCCAGCGGCGGCGGGGGCACCTGGGGCTCGATCACCGGCACGCTCTCGAACCAGACAGACCTGCAAGCCGAATTGGATGCGAAGGCCGAGACCGACGGGACAAACGTTTGGACGTCCGGCAACGAGTTCTCGGCCAGCGTCACGTTCAACGTCTCCAGCTCGGTCGGGTTCGAAGGAACGAGCGTGGCAAGCGGACTGTTCACGTTCGGCGGTGCCGCGGGGGCCGCCAACAGCATCGCGCTCAACGAGACGTCGGGCTGCATCACCTGGGAGGGCTCGACGGCGGACACCATCGAGGGGCGGCTGTGTGTCACCGACCCGACGACTTCGGACAAGACGTGGACGCTCCCCAACCTCACGGGGACCGTGCCACTTCTCGAAGTGGCGCAGACGTTCAGCGGCATCCAAACGTTCTCGGACGACACCATCTTCGAGAGCCGCGTAGGGGGCAGCCCAGTCGTAGCCGGGGATCCTGTCATCACGATCAACAACACAGCGGGCACGACCAGAACCCTGACGTTTGGGATGCACACGGACGTCAATGTCGGTGCCTATTTCTTCACCAATACAGGAGGCATCCACCTGTTCGGGGCGAACAGCCAGATATACTTCAACGGTACGGCTACGAGCAAGCTCGCCCCGGCGTTAGCCCCGGACAGCACGCAGTCCCTTGGCTTCTACTACGACCAGAGC